TTCAAACTTGCCCGAGCTCATCTTGCCTAGTCCTTCAAAGCCTTTTCCTAATTCGGAGGCTTTAACTGGCTCATAACCCAACGCCATACGTTTGTCGATACTGTCGTAAGTATTGGTTGTTGACAACCAACACAAGTGCATCCCCGGAATAATCCCCGCAGGAAGATCGGGCAACGCACTATTTGCCCACTTGTCTCTAAACGCATCAAGGCGTTCACGACGTGCAATGTCATCAGAGTTAGCGCCGTTTAAGCGCTCAACCACTTCTTGGGCACGATCGGCCATGCGATCATCTAAGTCCCGTTTAATTCTTGTATTTGCCATGATAATTAACCTTTATTTTGACGATCATACTGAGCGTATGCTCTGATCATTTTGTTTCGTTTTTCAACATCGTCCCATGCACCTGCGTCCTTGATGGCATTTACACGATCCCGTGAGAGTGTAATTGTGCCTGGCTTGGCGGTGGTGCTTGCCACTCGACTAGAGGCCGTTGGGCCGCCTCGTCTTGTGTTGCCACCCTTTGCTGTGTAGCGGTGTGGCAGGCGCGCTGATAAACGACTGTCTAACTCATCCCAGTACTCAGGATCGGATGGATCCCAGCCTTCGGTTGCGAGTTCTTGGTCAATTACCTTTGCAATTCTACTGTCTGTGTCTCGAGCCTGTGGGTCAAACCAAGAGTTCTTCTTGGACCAGGCCTTTGCCTGGCGTTGAACCTCTTCAGCTGCCTCGTTTGGCACGTTTTGCTTTGGTGCCTTTGCTGACTCGAGTTGTTGTTTCTTATAATATTCGGCCTGCTTTAGTCGGTCCTTTGCGTCGGTTAATTGCTCTAGGTATTCCATCTGAGCATTAACGTCGTTGGCCTGGGCCGCCTGCACCATCTTCATCTTTGCGTACTCGACACGTGTGGCCTCGTCTTCGATGGCCTTGTCAATCTGTGCAAATTGATAAGATGCTGCTGTGTTCTCTACAGCCGCTAGGCGTCTTGCTAACTCCTCGTTGCGTTTTTCTAACGCGCTGATTTTGTGTTTAGCCGATACCTCACGCTGTTTTTGTAATTCTTTTTTAAGCCTACGCTCTTCACGTCTGGCCTCGCGGATCTTCTCGCGTTCGTCTTCGTCTTCGCCTTCATCCTCTGCGGCGGCGTCATCCTCTGCGGCGTTGCGAGTCTCCTCGTCGTCGGCGGGTATCTCTACCTCGGTGCCTTTGTCTTCATCGTCGAATCCCTCTGGGACATCGACCTTGGCTAAGACTGAGCCATCTTCTTGTTCCTTAATTGGAACGTTTTTTTCATTATCTGCCATCTTGTACTTTCTACAAAGTTAATCTACAAACGCTTTCATTTTTTGTGCCGCCTCGAATGATCTGATCTTAGAGATCACCTCACGCGCCTGTAGTGTAATAAATACCACCGGGGCGCCATCATCATCTGGCTGCACCACAAAACGATCGCCACCGTATTTAATTGTGCGAACTAAGTCGCCAACTTTACACCACGGACCCTCGATCCAGGGTGATAGATCCTCAGGGCTCTTATATGCCAGTGGACCAATACCGATTACTTTAGCTACCGTCTCGTTAAAACGTAAGGTTTGTCTGGTCTCATCAACGAGGATGATTCCACCTTTACTGGTTATCTTTTCCCTGCGCAACTGCACAAGTACTCGGTCACCAAGAATTTCTACCCCAGGGTCTACGTCTGGAAAGCATTCCTGCTCTGAACGTAAATCTGGCTCTTCATTTTGTTTCAAATCAAACACTATCCAGTGCTCCTTAACCTTTACAGGTCCTCTTCGTCTTCCGTCAAAATTTCGTCAATAATTGCGAGGGCTATCTGTAGTCCCTCAATTTTACCAACGTATTGCCTATAGTCATCAAATGAATTGACGTTTGTTCCCGCAGTGACGGTATCTGCTTGAATTTGTATCTCAGTCTTTACACGACCGATAATTTCGCTAATAAAGTCCTTCATATTCTTACTAATACGTTGAGGCGAATAAATCCGCCCCAAATATTAATAAAAATTGCCGCCGTCGATGTCTTTGAGGTTTTTACCTGGGCCAACCTTAGATGAGCGGGCGGGTTTACCTTTTACTGCATTGTTAGGGCGCTTAGAGCCAGAGGGGCCCTTGTCTAATTTTTTATCACCAGGGCCACCGCCTGAAGATAAGTTACCAGTCTCTTGATACGTTTGGCGAAAGCCTTTTAAGTTATTGTCGGCCATTATATTGCTCCTGTAGGGGGTGTTGTTGGTTGTGCTGTCTGTTGCTCTAGTGTTTGTTGGTGCTCTAGGCCACTCTGTAGTGCTTGGTTTTGTGCCTGGAAGCCTTGTTGCTGTATTTGTTGATCATGCTGCTGCTGCGCCAAAGCTGCCTGACGCTGGGTCTCCGCTGCTTTTTGTACTTGATCTGCTTGTGTCTGGAACTGTTGCTGCTCAATTGCGAGGCCGTGCTGACGTATGTCTGCGTCCGATGCCTGGATGGCGTCAATCGCAGATAGGTTTTGCTCGTGCTCAAGCTGGGCCTGTTGTTGATCCAACTGTGCGCCTGCCTGAATGTAGGCAACACGCTCCTTGGCAGAGTTATTGATGTTGGCCATCGCGATGTCTGTCGCGTTGCGTTGGTTATCAATATCGGTCTGTGTGGAGTACTTAACCTGCAGCTCTTGGACCTTGGCCTGTAGTTGTGCGACCTTAAGCTCGTAGTCCTGCTGTGTGCGCTGCAGTTCGGCCTGTAGACGCTGCTGGGACTCTTGAGTCTTGCGCTCTGTCTCGGCCATCTGTGTCTTGACAATCGCCGCCGCGGTAGGATCATTCATCGCCGCAGACTGGGCCTGCTGCTGTTGAGCCTGTTGAACTTTTTGTGCCAGTGCCTGGATCTGTTGTACAAATGGTGCCATCTCTTGCTGCGAGTCTTGGTTAACCAGCTGTGACGCGATAGCAAGGGCCTGTTGACCTTGTTGATCTAACGGCTTTTCTTCGTGTAGGTTCAGGGTATCACGTCCACCAGCCGCCTGCGCCACATACTTACGCATAGACTGCAGGTAGTGTAGTGTCAGGTGCTGCTTGATGTGTTGTAACGCCATCGGTGCGTACGCCGGCCCAATAACTGGATTTCCGCCGTATGCTGGGTTTTGTGCGTACTCGAGGTGAATCTTAATGTGTGCTATGTGATCCTGGTCTGGGTATGCCGCAGCGGCGTGTCCCATGGTCATAGAGACGTTCTCTAGCGCAGGGTTAGACTCGTTGGCGCCTAATGGATTCGGCAACACCTCCTCTGCATCTGGAACCTTTAATTGCTTGAGCACGCGCTTATAGACCGCACGAACATCGAACATGCCAGGGGGCGCAGATGTGGCCATCTGTAGTAGGGCCTGGTTTTGTGCAAGACGCTGTGTCTCTGAAAATATGTTGGGGTCAGATACCGGCTGGACATCGGAGTTATACGCAAAGTCACGAACCTCAATCTCCATACCGGACTGGTTGTCCATGTCGTCTAGGTACCAGTGGTTTAGACGAGAAATAATTTGTAACGACTTGGCCTGTGATCTATGCAGACGCGCATGGATCGCCGAGTAGACCTTGGCGCCTTGTTCGATCAGCGCCTGTGCCGTACCTACGGGCATGTTGTTGTTTGCCTCGCCAATCTTTTCTTCGGATGTGGATACCACACCCTTAGCGGCCGCGGTTAGCCAACCTAATAAATCAAAAAGAACTGAGGATGGTGGATTGAACGGCATCGCCATCGCAATCTGACGGATGTCGGTAACGCCTGGTCCTGCCTCGACCTCTACTACCTGAGTGGGTTCAATTCGGTCACTCTGTCCGCTAACGCGTCCAGTCTTGAGCTTAAGAAGTGTCTGACTGTTGTTGATATGAGCAGCGTCAAGCAGAGCACGTAGAGCGCCAGTAAGAGCAGCAGAGAGCCCGCCAATAAGATGGGGAAGCCCAATAGCATAAGCGCCACGCCAAGGAATGAACTTGAACTCAACGTACCAATCCAACTTCTCGAGCTTCTCATCACCTGACTCCCAGTTACGACGCAATGCCAATACCTTGCCGCTGGATTCGTCAATTGTTAAAATGTATGGCGCGCGGCGGCCGTCTGTCTCTGGGTCCTCCTCGATGCGCATGAAGCAGGTAATCTCATAGACACGACGCAGTCCGTCGATGTTCTTAGATGGCTCTGCCTTGCCCTCGATCTTGTTGTTCGCGGCCTCGGCGCGCGTCTGATCGGTTAGTGGGGCATCTGAGGAGTAGTTTGCGTTGTCTACATCGCGGTATATCTCCTGCTCAATGCGTTGTAGGTAAATATCCTCGGTGATGTCTTGCTGTTCGCAAACACGCTGGGATGTATAAAAATTGGTTGTCGCGTAGGGGAGTATGATGTTGTCAATCGGCACCCACTCGCAGGTAGGACGTAGCTGCTCGTCATCAAAGCGCCACTTAAGAAACTGTGATCCGCCAAGTGGTAGCTGTGTGAGCAGCTGCTCCATCTCGTCGCGGAACTCTGGCACCTGGTCGGTGAGCTGCCAGTTAAGGAAGTTAACCTTACGCTCGGCTGTGTCTTCCTTGTTGCGGTCAGACTCGCCCTTGATGTTGGATCGTACCATGCCATCGGATGGCAGTAATTCTTTTGCCGCGGATGCCGCAAAGTCAACGCAGGCCTCGGCCATGACCGGGTGCACAACCTTAGAGGCGCCATCAAACACCGCGCCGCCGGGTGCATCTTTACCTAGCCCTGTACGACGTAGTCCTTCTTCGTACTGCTTGTCTCTTTGGCTGCGTGCCTCTTTGTCTACGTCGATGTAGTCGAGGTACTCTGATGCTAGTGCGTCAAGGACGTCCTCGTCAAACTCTTCCGCCAGGTTAGAATAAAACTCGGGGTTCTTTTGCGGGCCTTGTTTTTCTTGAAAGTTAATGACCACGGAGCCATCTTCGTTTTCAATGACCTCCTGCTCGACCTCGCTTGGGTCTAGCCCCAAGGCATCCTCGTATGCCTCCATCTCGGCGTCTTGCTGAGCGGCAAGCTCGATGTCTTCTTCACGGTCAAGGCCGGGTAAATTTCCACCCATTTGAATCGGAATTTGTGGTTGTGCCATGTGCTTTTATTTGATTTGGCCCCTGATAGATTCAGGAGACTATGATTGGGGAGGACAAAAGGGTCCTTATTTTAACTAATACGCAGAAGCGTGGGTTTCCGCCCCTTATTGGGCGTAGGGGTTGGCGGATCGGTTCTTGGCTATGTCGTCGGCGTAGTCGTAGTCTCTCGCAGGCAACGGATCAAGCTGCAGCCAGCCGACGTCTCTTAGCACACGCAGCGCCTGTGAGAGCGAGTCGACATAGTCATCATGGCCACCGGCCTCAGGGAACGAGCACACCTGGCGAATAAAACGCTTGGCCCAGTCTGCGTACTCGCCCTTGATCTTGGCGTCCTCGGGGATGTATACCTTGCCCTTGACGACCAGCGGCGCCACGATGTTGATACGCTGGACCTTATCGGCTCGTCCCGGGTTGTATCCCTGCACCGGGACACCAGACCCTTGAAGCTCCTGGATCAGTGAGATACCGGCCGACTTGTCCTCCATAAGGATGAGGTCCGCCTTTCTTCCCTTGGCAAAGTCGTTGTCCGATCCATAGACGACCTCCTTAAAGTCATCAATTACTTTACGGCGCAGCTCGGGGTACGAGAGGTGGGCGTCCCATGAGTCTAGCAGTATCACGCAGGTACCGGCATCCATTCTTTCAAACACGCCCCAGACCGTGCACGCGGTTGGGTCGTTGACCGTCTTCTCAGAGGTCGCCGGGTCATACGAGGCGATCACGTACTCGAGGTCTGGTGTGGGCATGTTTGCGGGCCACATGCGGAAGTGCTTGCGCTTGATGATACCGGCCGCCTCTGGGTCAAGGATCTCGCCATAGATCTCCTGTCTTCCGATGTCGGTCCCGTCATACGACTCAAGCTGCTTAAAGAACGTCTCTGATAGGTTTGCCCGGTTGTCGTACGAGGAGGCGTTTGCGACATAGACGTCGCCGCCTACCTTTCCCTCGTTGAGGTCAACGATGAGCTCTTTTGGTTTTGGTGTGGTGGTAATAATCTGCTGCACGCGAGGGATTCGGGGGTCCCTAAGACGTAGCGTGAACTGTACTCCATCGTAGGCCTCGTCGATGTAATCGAACGCGCACAGCTCGTCGAACCATGCCCCGTGATACTGTTTACCACGGTAGCGCTCTGGCTCGGAGGCGGGGATGCCCTGGATGAGGGACCCATTGATGAGTGTAATCTCGAAGAGGGACTTGTTGTAATCGCGTATAAGTGACTTGGGGATGATATTGAGAAGTCCACTGTCTCCCTCAAAACAAGTTGCGCGTATATCATTGGAGGTTGGGGCAGTGACGAGCCAGCGTGTGTTGTCATACATCCAAGCACGAATGCCAATCCAATGAGAGGCCGTGTGTGTCTTGCCGGATCCGCGACCGGCCAGCATAAGAAATGTGTCATACTCTCCGTCTTGTGGTTCTTTTTGGTGAGGAAGCGCCTGCAGCCTCCATTTTATTTGCCAAATCGCGGCCTCTAGCTGGTTGTTGGGCCAGTGTTTACGCGCCGCCGCAAATTTTTTAATCTCAAGCTCTTGTTTTTCTGTTAAAGACACGCTATGAAGCCCTCCCCCACAAGAATGGTCTGGTCCGCGCCGTTTGTCTCGATGTGAACACACAGCTGGGAGGGGACGGGATTGATTTCTGTCACAAATCGTCGGGCGATGTGCTTGGCGTTAGGGTTTACCCTCTGCGCCGGGTGGATCTGTAGCTTTGTCTTGATAAATATGGTGTAGTTTTTGTTGTGTGGGTCGTAGTCTACCTTTGTCCTGCAGCCGAGCGACTCCGCCAGGTACTGAACCTGCGTAACGTAGGTCTTGCTCAGGCTCGTAAACCGAAACTGTTGGCTGGTTTTGTTAAACGAGCGGTTTTTTGCAAACAAAATGCCCTGAAGCAGCTCAAAACGCTGCTCGGCGGACCCGAGTAGGTAGTTGTTGGGTATCTTGGTGGGAATATCCGGGACCAAGTGAGAGACGACGGTGGGGGTAGTCGTAAAGTTACGCTCGCCGCGGTGGTTGAGGTCTTTTTCTTTGATCAGATAGCCATGATCCTGGAATTTTTCCAAGATAAAGTCTTCATGGCCAGTGGTTGGGCACATGTTGCCGTTTAGTTTGTGGTTAAAAAACCAAAAACCAAAGATAAAAGGCGGCACGGGGAGCGTCTGGTGCGGCAGCTCGATGGGTTGTGTGGTGGGGACCGAGTAAGTTTTTCGGTTTCGGTGGTCGAGCATGGACTCGCTGAGTAGGTCCTCTATCGTCTTGACCTTAAGCGGGCGCCTGAACTGGTGTCTGCCTCGGTGTGCGTCAGAACGGAAGCGATACCTGCGGTCCTCTAGCGCCAGGGACATCCTGATGTCGCCCCTTACCGTGAGGTAGTCGTTAAACATCACCTCGTAGCAGTGCGCCGAGCGGTAGGTCTGCGCGAGCGTGATGGTTACCGGTCGTCCGTGTTGGTCAAAGACCACATCGCCCGGCACCAGGTCATCCGCAAATTTCCAGTAGTTATGGGTTAACACCCTTTGTGTTGCCAATATGGCCATTCAAAATCCATTCTGCGAATTTTTTAAGTTGTTTTTGGTTTGCATTGTTTTTCATTAAATTTGCTTTAAACGACAACCACATGACGTTTTCTTCAACATATCCCAATTCTGGGATTATTTTATCTAATGAGGGACTTGCTTCCCTTTGCATTCCATTTTGTGACGCCCAATTTAATTTTATTCCTAAAGCCGGGCACGTTTCAGAAACAATTGATATTGCGTATTGTACAGACAAATCAAATGGGATATTTTGTTTTTTGGCTTTTGATTTTACATGAGATAATGTTCTTCTAACATGTTTTTCTAAAGTGCTTTTTTCGCCAGTAATTTGATTTTTCCAAACTTCTGGTCTAACCCAAGCCTCATAAAAATATCCGTTTTTATTTTTTTTTTGTTTGATAACCCAAAAAGAAATATCCGTCTTTTCGTACGTCCCCGCGGTTAAAGGGTTTATTTGTAATTGTATTTAATCTTTTCATACTCTTACTAATACGCAATTTTTATGGTTTGTGCCCTTCTTTTTCAGCATAAAAGTTTTCTAAGACCCAGCGGTCTAACCATGTCCCTAGTAGTAATCGAATTTTGTTCTGGACCCCGTTGGGTAGCCGTTGGATGTTGACGGTGTCGTTGGTGATGTTGAGCCTAAACTGCAAGAAGGCCGCGGTGTCTTTGTCCAACACACCGCGTGGTACATCCACAGAATCAAAATTATAAAGATCGCATACCAACACCCGCAGGCCACAAAACTCGCCGGTCGCGTTCTCCAACGCGCCTTGGATTTGGTAAACGTATTTGTTCATACTTCTACTAATACGCAGATTGCCACAATACGCCTCGTCGTAATTAAATAAAGTAAATGATAATGATTATCATTTGGATTGAACAAAATCAACAACTTACACGTTTGGTCCCAGGGTTGCAGGGGTTACGAGCCATATTTTAACCTCCCCCACCCACGCTTACGCTTTTTTTAAAAAATTTTAAAAAATAATAAAAAGGGTATGTAACCCCCGTAACCCCGGGACCGATGCGCTAAGTCCTTGATTTATATAGAAACAGATGAGAATGATTATCATTTACTATTTAGCAATATGTAAGTGCTTGATTTTTCTACAAAAAAATTATACAAACTTGAGGTTTGGCATGGGGCCTCCGCCCCCACCGGGCCGGTACCCTAAAAGGGGTGATGCCGTTTAGGTTTAGGGACCCGCATTTCGCATTGTGAAACGCTATCTCACATCGTGCAATGGGGCTGGCACGCTTCTTGCCACGCGCCCAGCACCCAGTCTGCGTAGCCTCATAGTCCCGTGCACCAGTATGGTGCGCTAAGTAAGTAAGCACTCACACACTTACACCAATGCACCAACATGGTGCGCTAAGTAAGTGAGCACTCACACACCTAACCCATGCACCATACTGGTGCATAGCGTTAGTGAGTACTAACTAACATGGCTATTAGGGTAAACACCTATTGACGGATTGGAGGGGTTTTAAGGGGTCATAGAGCCGAGTTGGCAAGAGGTGGGGCTACCCCCTTGGCTATGTGGCGATCTCTAGTCTTCCAGTGTTTGTAAGGCTCTCAGGGCTATGCGGGCGTGAGGGGAGGAGCTCGATGGTGGGCGAGAAACAACAGGCAATCAGGACAACTGCGCCCCATAATAACCCTACAAATTGCTCAGGTATTCATATCGCCGGCAAACCCAATAGATATAAGGATCGCAAACTATTTGCAAATAGTTGTTGACATTCGTCTCAAAGGTCGGATAATAGATGTTATTGGAAGTGCAGTAGCTAATCTACTCAACAGGCGACTAAGTACCAACCTGTATAATCATGTGGCAGACCTAGGATATAGAAACAGACCTAGCGAAGATATACCGGCGGAGCTAAGTAGTCTCAACAGCCGTGATAGTAATGCTCAGAGCGCATTACAATGTAGTGCGCTCGAGGCAGTACTAATCAACCAATATAAAGGAATACACCATGCCTAATTTCACAATCGTTAAATTGATTGACCAAAAAAAGGTAGTGCCTGCAAGATTATTGCCTGAGCAATTAGGCGATAACCTTACATGGCAGGTAGATGACATCAACGTATTGGAATACAATCCCAAGACCAAGCAGTTTAGTTTTGAGATCTACGAATTCCAAGACGATGACTACGAGTTAGTTAAAACCTTAGGCCACGAGGATGCGTATCAGGTGGCACTAGATGAGGGTATCATCTACGAGTAACAGGTCGAAACCACGGCGACGTGGTCTGAGCGTCATGCGCTCACTGATGAGACCAACATTACTAGGAGCATATATGTATACAATCAACATCGGGCTAAACAACCCGTTTACTAAGGGCACCAACAGCATCGAATTTACCCTCACCAAGGCATTCGAGTTTATCAGCGACGTCACCAACGTACACGTATCATACGAGGGCGACGAGCCCACCGTGATCATCAAGTACGCATTCCACAAGGGTAGCATCGGTGTGCTGGCCACGGCGCTGGATCAGGACTGCATCGCCCTGTATGACCACCTGATCGGCAAGGGCTCACTGATCGGTGACAAGGCCAGCGAGTGGGGCGATTTTAACCTTGATTTTTTCCAGTTTATACGAGCACAGCAAATTAAGGAGACAGCGTAACAGGTCGAAACCGGAGCAATCCGGTCTGAGCGTGATGCGCTCACTGATGAGACCAACATAGGAGGCCACAATGGCACACCCCAAGATCACTTATTCACAAGCAGTCGCACTGGTGCGTGACTGGATTGACGTTGCATTGACCAACGGCATACACGGCATACAGGTCGCCGACTACGGCATCACCCAAGAGTACCGCACCAAGGGCGTGACACAGATGCGCCGTGCCCGTGCATTCAGTAACCTAGGCGACATCCTAGTGCAGGGATATGACGAGCTCGGCAATACAGTCGTGCTCACCAGTAACCTAAAAACATACAATATCTAGGAGGCAGTATGAGCTATATATCAGATGCAGTAATCAGCAACGCCGTTGATTTGATTATCAACACTAGGGATTTTTGTGGTAATGAGCGGCAGGCAGTCATAGATTTTTGTAAGGAAGAGGGCATCGCAGACTGGCGTAAGGTCTACGGCATCGCCAATTTTAGGGCTAACGCCCAGTGGAACCAGTATCAAAAAGATGCCGGTGTTAACCCAAAATATACATTTTAAGGAGGCAGTATAATGATGACCGCAGATCAAATGATGGCTGAATCAGTGGCAATACAACGCCGTATAATTGACGGCGAGGTGCCCGAGGGCAGTATCCCTGATCAGGTGGCTAGAGCTCAGAGCTTAAACTTACAAGCCATTGCTCTATACCGAGCCGAGGATCGTGCCACTGAGCACGCACTTTTAATTAACGAATTGGAGCACAATCAATGAGCGCAAAACTACTTTACAAGCGTGAGGTCAAACCAAATATTTTTGTGATCTGCACGTTGCAAAATAATTGGTATCAGATTCAGCTCCAACACGAGAGCGGAATTAAATACGAATCAACCATGGAACCCCAACAGGCAATTAAAATTATTCAGCAATATATTGAGGAGGCATCACAATGAATCGCAATCACAGACTAGCATTCAACGCACTTAAGAAAATCGGCGCTCCGGTGTACGAGCGCTCAGACATTGAGAATTTTCAGATCAGCGCAGAGGGCATCGCCGGCCAGTACGACCGTGACACCCTATGGGCGGACTACTATGAGGGCTATAGGATCCCCGACTGGGATTTTGGTATCAACCCCAAGATCACTGAGATCCTTAACAAGTATGGCCTGCACGCAGAGTGGATCAATGCAGGCGAGATCGGTGTATATGAATAATAGGAGGCAATATGGCAGTCAATAAATTTGAGATCGGGCTCACAACCCGTCAAGGGCAGTTAATGGAGTATGCCCTCAGGGCGCATATTAAAGAGCTTGTGGAGCTCGCAGACTGCGCTCATGTGCGTGGTGATAGTGAGTTGGCGCTCGAGCTCGAGAGCTCGGCCAATGTAGTGCGCAACACCTTGGCGCAGGTCAAGGATGGTTTGTATGGACTAGCTAAATGGGAGAATTGATATGACTAAATTTAAAGTAATCGTGGTGCGCACCCAGTTTTTAGTGCGTGAGGTAGAGGCCGACTCAAAAGATGAGGCCATTGAAAAGGCATGGGAGCTCGATCCATTCGAGTGGCCGTACCAGTACCTGAGTGACGACTGCGAGCAACACGATGCCGTTGAGAGCGGATCCGAGTACGATTACTGGGAAGATTACAATAACGTTTGACAATGGCCGGCAAGGTCATTATAATAAACAGACTAACATGGAGGATTTATGAGCGGATTTGATGCAGTATACAATGAGCAGTGCGCACGGATTTGGAACCAACCACGTAGTGAGAACCCAGTCTATCAGATCCGCCGTGCAGGTTACTATGGCGATAAGTTTATGGTTATGGAAATGCACAAGGGATGGGGCATTGGTGTTGGTTTGCCAACATACGATACCCGTGAAGAGGCCGAACAGTTTATCAAGGAGTACACAGCATGATTACAGCATACTTTAGAGACGAAGAGGGCAACACCCTCACCATTGATGCACCGACCTTTTCCAAGGCCTATCAGCAGGCCGTGGACACAGGCTTTTATGTATATGACTATGACACCGAGGAGTGGGACGATGACAACGACAATTGACTGGGAGCAGGAGCTCGATGCGTGGGAGGAGAAATACCAACCACTAAAGAATCATATTGATAACGACGGGTTTTGGGAGAATGACAAGTTTGAGACCTACGGCGAGGAGCTCGAGTTTGTACGTGCTCAGGATCCAAAATATATTTGGACACTGGTCGACGGCGATGATGGTAATTTGTACATTGTCAACGGCTATCACCTAGTCAACCGCATCAATTACTTTGTGACCAACCTACCCTTTGAGGGTGAGTTTTTAGAAGTGCCATATTACATATTTGACGAGGAGCAAGACAATGACGACTAAAAAGTACAAAGCATACGCAACAATCTCATACGACCTAGTGTGTGAGTTTGAGGTAGAGGAGGGTCAAGATCCAGTGGACGTGGCACGTGACCTAGACGGAGGACTATTCAAGGAGTTAGATGGGACAGGCGACTGGCGTGTGTTTGAGGTGGAGGAGGCATAATGGGAGCACTATACGACCTACTACTGGCAGACGAGTACCGCACCACGATCTATGCCCATGATGAGCAGGACGCACTAGAGATCGCCAATCGGTGGTATAACAACCCCGAGCAGGCACGCATTCAATTACACGAGGAGGCAGTATGAATATCACGATGACAATCGAGCAGTACAACAAAATTAAGAGACTTGCAGACTTTGCCCAGTGGTACGTGGACGAGCACGAGGGTGGCAGTGGTAACAAGGAAACAATCGAGCAGTGGGAAGAGGATCGAGACGAGGTGGGGCGTGGTATCGCCGCACTCGAAGAGGTAGACCAACAAATTCAATTTAGTTAGGAGGCAGTATGACACTATCAATCAAGGACATCAACAACATCGAGACCGAGGACGCAGTAGACGAGTATGAGTACTACGCCTCCATCCAGCGTGCCATCAACGGCGGGATGTGGTCACTACAGGGCTCTTATGGCCGCACCATGATGCAGGCCATCAGTGACGGATGGTGCGTGCTAGGCACCGAGTCGTTCAAAGACTACTACGGCAACCGCATACCATCACGCACCGAGGTCAAGGCCGGCACCAAGGGCTCGCCTGAGTTTGTGCTCGAGCACCGAGGCCAAGAATGGCTAGACTTTTTGGAGGGACTACAATGAGGCGCAAGTACAAGGTGATGGTGTTGCAGGATGACGGCATGGCCAAGGTGTATGAGACCGAGGACTCATCCATGCACAAGGCAATTAGTGTCATCGAGCAGATCCACGCATTCCACTACTCAAAAGACAAGTTTAGAGTTACATACATCGAGGAGATTATTGAATGAAGACGACATACTATTATGGCAATATCGAGTTTGGCACCTTTGCCCCCAGTGACATAGCCACGGCCTCATCACCCCTGGCCATCATCCACAACATCAACCTAGTCAAGGAGTTTGATACACCCGAGCAGGCGTGGCAGTTTTATGTAGATTCAGATGGCGCACATGAGTCGTATGTTTCTGTTGACGCAACCAACCAAAGTGGTGTACAATACGAGCTAGTATTCAAAAAACACGCATAAGGAGAATTAAATGTTAAATATTATTGACCAGTACGGCGCAGTCGATGCGCAAATCAAAGAGCTAGAGCTCATCAAAAACAAGCTCAAGGCCGAGCTCTTGGCACGTGGCGTAGGTGAGTACCAAGGTGAGTCATTCTTTGCCGAGGTGCAAGAGTATGACAGAGAGAACATCAGCGCACCACTGGTACGCAAACTGAGCAACGAAGAGTTTGTCAAACAAGTAACAACCATCCAACACATCAAGGCAGTAATTGTTAAACCACTGGAGGCATAAAATGCACGGACTAAATACCATCGTAAAAATCAACAAGCAACAACAGGAATTTATTGACCATATCCTTGCAACACCATACGAGGACACAAACCTCCTCGAGGTGTGGCAACAGTGGAAAGAAGAACAACGGGAGACAGAGCGTGAGCAGTTACAAGTACATACTGATTGACGAGTTTGGGGGCGCCTGTAGGAAGTTTGTAAGCAAACTGGAGGCTACCCCCTACCTCACCGCCGGCATGACCTTACGGGCTCTTCCAAGGGCTCCTAAGGCCAATTTATATCAAGTAGCATCAACCATACTACCGGAGGCACCATTTTGAAAGTTATCGGCGGCTTTTTAATCTTCTTAGCGCTCTATCAATTTAATCAGGACATTTATTTTCCGTCCGTGTTTTGGTTTTTACTGGGCATCCTCTTGGCACTAAGTGACCACTGGGGGGCGATTCTTATCTACACCACGCAGTATATCCATAAGGACAAACGATGAGCAGAAACGACTTTTTAACGGACTACCTGCAGTCACTGTACGGCATACCCGTGCTATCAACGCAGGACGAGTATGTGCTGGCCAAGCGCATACAGGAGGGCGACGAGAGCGCCACCGAGGCCTTGGTCAGGCACAACCTGCGCTTTGTGGTCTACACCGTGCGCAAGCTAACGGCGTGGAACCACTCACGTGTGCCGCAGGAGGATCTAATTGGCCTTGGCAACGAGGGGCTATTCAAGGCCGCACGCCAGTGGAGCCCGACCAACAACGCCAAGTTTGCCACCTTTGCCAAGGGCTTTATTCTTCGTGGCGTGGAGCGTGGGCTGGACAACACGGAGAATCTGATACGCATACCCATCAAGGTGCGTGAGGAGATCCGCAAGATGACCTACACCGAGCGTGCGCTAACTCAGACCCTTGGCCGAGTGCCTACGGTGCAGGAGCTATCCACGGTATTAAACAAGACCATCAAGCGTGTGAATCAGCTCAAGTTTTACCTCATCCAAGAGCCGGCATCCTTGGACACACTCAACCTAGACAAGCTGGAGGAAGAGAATGACGAATAAAATTGTAATTAACAACTGTCACGGTGGTTTTGGATTGTCAGACGAGGCGACCGAACACTACGCAAAAATCAAAGGACTTGATCTTGGCAGGCGAGACTCCAAATGGGCGTTCTCTAATGAGTATGAATACTTTTTCCCTGAGACGGGGGAGAGCTTTCATTCTCGTGACATTGAGCGTGATGATCCGGCGCTAATACAGACAGTGCAAGACATTGGATCAGAGTCCGGTGGCAGGTTTGCCAGTTTAAAAATTGTTGAGATCCCCGATGATGTAAAGTGGCAGATTGATGAATACGACGGCCTAGAGTGGGTCGCCGAACAACACAGAACATGGAGCTAATATGACAACATTTACACAAGAACAGACACGTGCCTACCAGCGCTTTATTGCCGCACGCAACAACGTATCACTAGGCCAGTACCGCAGGCACAACAAGGGCGAGTGGCAAACAACCTCCGACGTCGTGCGCACAGTAGACTACGAGGGCATGAACCACCCACTCTTTGAACAAAACGACAACTGGCTCGAGTACAAGGAGGCATCCTTGGCGTGGTGGGCAATCGAGCCTGAGTTTAGAAAGACAGAGCGCATGAGCATGATCCGTGGCGACTACGGCACGACAGACTCGTGGCGTGAAAAACAAACCCAAGTAAAGGAGATCTAAATGGCCAAGGTTATTCCGGTGGAGTACTTCGACAAGGACGGCAACCTCAACACCATAGCATTCAGTGACGAGGCGACAGGCAAGCACGTGGTGGACGCCGTGTGGGATCCACAAGACGAGCAGACCACAAAAAACAGGGAGGCCTTTCGCAAGTGGGCCTATCGGATTGTAGAACAAAAAGGACACGAGGTGATGCTATGAACATATTCATTAAACTGTTATTACTTTTCACGGCCTTATACTTTTTAGGACATATAGCCGTGGCGCTGGCAAACCCAATAATTATTAACCTGCCGGACGGGGGGCAGAGGGTCTGCATAGTCAACGGCCAGTACGTTACCTGCTATTGAGAATCATTATCATCTGTTTTCAATAAAATCAATGACTTACAAGGTCGGTACAGGGGTTGCAGGGGTTACGAGGTCTTTTTACTATTTTTTAAAATTTTTTAAAAGAAAGCGTAAGCAAGGGTAAGGAACTGGAAATATACCCACGCAACCCCCGTAACCCCGTGACTTGTTCATGGTTTGGTTATGAAAATCACAATATCTACTACTTTTAGTTATATAGAATTATTATTTCACACTGTGGAATGCAAACAGGTCATTTTGCGTATTAGTTACGGCAAGAAGAAAGGATTACATGAAACCAACCAGTTTACCAGTACAGCTGGCCAACATCCCGCTAGAGCTCCGTTGCGTGCCTAGGTGGGTGATGTGGTCATTTGTCGAGGTGGGCGACGCAGAGAACAAGAGATGGGCAAAGATGCCCCTCCAGACAACCGGCCGCTACGCCTCATCGACCAACCCCGATACATGGACAGACTTCCTCTCCGTGGAGCAGGCATACAACACCCACAAATTTGACGGCATCGGCTTTGTGTTCTCAGGCGACGACAACCTAGTAGGCATCGACCTAGACGACGTGTACGACCCCACAGACGGTTTCATAAATGCTGCAATGCAGCAATTAGCCTCACGGGTCGAGGGCTACATGGAGGTATCGCCCTCCGGTACCGGCGTGAAGATCTTCACACGCTCGGTGCCCTTTCATGCACACACCGACCACTCGATTGGGTTCGAGGCCTACTCCAAGGGCAGATACTTCACCGTCACCGGACACACCCTCGGTGGTGATATACCCAACGAGGCGCAGGACCTCACCGACATCATCCCCGAGCGCACCATGCGCAACACGGGGGACTCGTTCGGTGACTACACGGCGCCGCTCGAGGAGTGGGACCTCGGCAGAGTGGAGAGCGAGCTGCTGGACAAGTTTGAGGACTACGGCTACGACAGCTGGCTCAGGGTCGGCATGGTGCTGCACCATCAATTCCACGGCGACATCGAGGCCTGCGAGGCCTGGGATCGTTGGTCGTCCAAGGGCGAGGGCTACCACGCCAACGCCTGCGAGAATAAGTGGCGCACGTTCAAGGGCGGCGGCGCAACGTTGCGATCTTTAATCTTCTTGGTGAACAATCAAGCAAGAAAGGAGGCGCTCGCCCGAGGAGAGATCGTGCTGGACTCGGGCGCAATGAACCACGCACGGACGTTCCTAGACAACTACTACGCCAGTGAGGAGGGCTACCGACTCGTGCACTACGCAGACGACTTCTTTATCTACGCAGGCACACACTACGAGATCATCGAGGAGGCCACCATCCGCTCCAAGGTATACGCCTTTTTGGACAAGTGTAAGAAGTCGGGCAAGCAGGGGGCGCTGGTGCCGTTTAATCCATCCCCAGCCACGGTCTCGGGCGCCATCGACGCAATTAAGTCGATTGTGCACTTGGCCAACCACCCAAACACTAAGCCACCGATTTGGTTAGAGGACTATGCAGCCACCAAGCCGGCGGCCTCTAAACTGATCAGCCTCAAGAATGGCATCTTCCATTTAGAGGACAGCATCTTGTTGCCGCACTCGCTAGGATTCTTTACGCAGAACTCACTACCCTTTGCGTATAACCCCAGCGCCCAGTCGCCGACGTGGGACACCTTTCTGCGGTCGGTGTGGCCGGACGATCAGGACTCGATCGACACGCTGCAGGAGATGTTTGGCTATATTCTATCGGGAGATACGAGACAGCAAAAATTCTTTAACATTATTGGGCCACGCCGATCAGGCAAGGGCACCATCAACAAGGTCTTGGTGGCCCTACTTGGACAGCACAATACAGTGGCACCGGAATTAGGAGAGCTATGTGATACATTTGGTCTACAGCCTTGGCTGGGTAAGCTCCTCGCTAGTTTTACTGACGCAAGAGCACCTGAGCGAAATAGATCTGCTGTTGTATCTCAGCTTTTGCGCATTGTTGGGGGCGATACAATTACCGTTAACCGCAAGAACAAAGAGTCTTGGAATGGCTACCTGCCTACTCGTTTGGTTATTTATTCTAACGAGGTACTTCAGCTAACCGAGAACTCTAACGCACTCACCGGCCGCATGATTGTGTTGAAGATGACCAAGTCATTCTTTAACAAGGAAGACACCGACTTGGCGCATAAGCTAGAGCAAGAGCTGGGCGGTATCTTTAACTGGGCGATGGAGGGACTCAAGCGGCGTGTCACAAGAGGTGGGCACTTTGTTCAACCACAAACAGGCAAGGAGTACCTAGACCTGATGGCGGAGCTGGGCAATCCGATGGGCACCTTTACCGAGGACGCCTTGGAGTTTGATCCACTCAGCTACACACGCAAGGAGGACGTGTTTGCGTGCTGGAAGCACTGGGCGCTTAAGAAGTCTATGGCGCCAGGGACAGAGCAGGCATTCAAGCGCAGGTTCTTGGCCGCCACGCAGGAGCACTTTGTGCGCTCCGAGGTGGTGCAGATCAACGGCGAGCGTGTCAACGTCTACCAAGGCATCAAGGTCAACGACAAGGCACAGAAATATTTAGATAGCATTGAAACATTTGACGAGGGAGTATTTTAATGATGGACAAAGACGACGAGCGCATGATGTACGCAGCGTTTGCATTAATGGGATTGGTGGCGAGGGGCGAGGCCCCAGCCATTGCGGCACAACAGATGTGGCAGTACGCCAACTTTGCAATTAACTACAAGGAATCAAAAAATGATGAATGACACGCACCGCCTACGGGTAGCAACCTCAATCCTCCAAGGCATCTGCGCCGGTGACTGGAAGTTTGATGTAAAGGACAAGACATGGGACGATGTAGCAGTCGAGCGCTCCCTTGAACTGGCCGATAAATTATTAGACAAGTATCACGGAATGGATGACTAACATGACAACACAAGAACTAATTGAACAGCTAGACCAACGATACGGCAACCCAGAGGCCAAGGGATTAGAGCTGATCCAAGAGGCCATCCGTGTGCTGCGCTACCAACACGAAGAGCTCGAGGCTCTGATGGATCAGATCAAATGAGTGAACCCAAGCGCAAGATGATTGACCCGCCCAGTGGCTGGAGATATGGCTTTCCCAAAGAGATCCCCGAGCACGTCGACAACACGCGCCAGTGGTTATTAGATAACGGCTACCCGCAACATGAAATTGATGCGTGTGGTGACTCATTTTTTGTAAGGGGTTGGTATGAATGAACCAGTAGCGTGGATTAATTTAGATAGATTTAAGGATGAGGCATTGTATTTAGCCGATTGCGTTTCAGAAAATAAAGTGGAAAACATGGGAATTACAACACCACTCTATACTCATCCAGTAAAGACACTAACAGATGAGGAAATAGATATGTTGGCGCATGAATACAACTGCATTGACGATTATCCGCATGAGTTTGTAAGGGCTTGCATAAGAAAGGCACAAGAGAAATGAACCATAACGACATTAAATACAATGTAACAATTAAATGGGACGGCAAAACAACGCATCATTTAAATGTGTCACTTGATACACCATTGCATTACAACGAATCAAAGACACTAACAGATGAGGAAATACAAGAACTTGCTGAATATCATGGCATTGATTCCTTGTATGAAACAGGAAGATTAGACTTTGCTAAAGCAATACTAAGAAAGGCACAGGAGAAATGAAACATGAGGTCAGAGTAATCTGCCGTAAATGCGATGAAGCGCAGATTGTTTACTGTATGTATAAACATATGCGTGATTTAACTGAAGAAGAAATTAAAGAATTGGCGCACCAGCACAGATGGAATGGCGATGTTGATTTTGCTAGAGCAATACTAAGAAAGGCACAAGAGAAATGAACATAGACGAATTAAGGGTAAAAAGTATTGCTTATTGCGTTGAGCAAAATACTGTGGCTGGATTAGCGGAGGCAATAGCTATCTGTATATCAAACCTTAGAGACAAAGACGGCAAGTATCTTTGCATAAGACTCAGCGATGATTATCAAGAACACATGGATTTTTGCGTAAAAATAGCAGAACAGTTAAGAAAGGCACAAGAATGAACGCAAATGAACTAGCTGATAAGTTAATGTCTAGTCTTACTATGGAGTACGACTGCGATAAGTATATGGAGCAAGCAGCCACCATGCTACGCCAGCAACAAGCTGAAATTGCGGCGTTGAAAAAGCAGTTATATTTTAAAGAGTATTACGAGGAACTGCCTGATACACCTGTCGGTCTTTTAGAAAACTTTAAACCAGTGTGGCAAGAAAAGTCAGCAGTAAGAGAATTAACAAATGAAGAAATAGGCGACTTTACACACCGCATGGTTTTATGTTGTCAAGTGCACCCAAGTTCGGCAGACATAAATGTATTAGGTTTAGCACAGATTGTTGAGGAGATTAGAAAGCTATGACCACATTCACCACACAAGACCGGCAAGATGTGCAACGTACTCCGTTGACCCAAGAACAAATTGATAACATTTTGGAGTCGTTGGATGTATACATCGACACTCATGCAGGTGTTATGCAGTTCGCCCGCGCCATCGAACGCGCCCACGGAATAGGAGAATAGAATGATTTACTTTTTAACTTATTTTTTATTAGATCACTTTGATGCACCATCAATTTACTTTACTATATTTTGGGGTGTTATTGTTGGTGAAGTATTATTTGCAATTATCAGCGGCATGTTACAAGCGATGAACAAATGAGCTTTACCATCTACCAAGCAGACGGACGCAAGTGTATTCAATGGTTCTTTAATACAGAAGAACTTATTAAAGCAATGCTTAACAACCCCAACGATAGGTACCACAGAAATGACTAAGAAAAAGAAAACAGTAGAGTTTGAAGAGGGCTGGGCCGATGAGCTATTAGCAGACGGCCTTGTCACACAAGAAGAGCTCAACGCCCTGATGCGGGGCATTGTGCAGATGGTTGAGACAGGTGAAATATTAGCAGACGCTATGGCACTAGAAGACTTATCCGAAGAAGAGCAGCAAGAGATTGTAGAAAAGCTCAACAAGCCAAAAAACACGAGGCACTGATGGTTAAGAAAAAGAACTACAACTACTACAAGCTCAACGTCGGGTTCTTCCCTGACGTCGTAAAGCTGTGTTTTGACGACAAGGTATTTCAACAGATACTAAAGGACCACGATGTTACTCTCAAGGCTAGTGCGCTGGATTCGGGGATTGCCGAGACTCATCTTATCGGAGACGGAAAGAATGCAATCATTATTTTGGTTTTTGATATGTCTTTGGTTAACGATAATCTTGGGGAGCTGGTTGATACGATTGCTCACGAGGTTAGTCATGCCGTTGATCATTTGGCCGAGCACATAGGCGAGGAGGATAACTTTGTACACGAGACACGTGCCTATTTATCGGGCCACTTAGCGGGACAGATCTTTAAGATCTGTATGCACGAGAAAGAAAAGTATGCTAGAAAAACAAGTAGAAAAATACCTAACAAAAAGGGTCAAGGAGTCAGGGGGCCTGAGCTACAAATGGATCAGCAGCGTGACGGGGGTGCCGGACCGATTGGTGTTTCTCAACAATCAGGTTCACTTAGTGGAATTGAAAACAACAACGGGCTCGTTGTCACCACGTCAGATGTACGTGTTTGATGAGCTGGGCGAGCATGGCTTTTCTGTGCACGTGTTGCGTAACTATGATGACATAGAGGAGTTTATCCGTGAGGCGATTAAATCCTGAGACAGGAAAAGAGTTTGAGTGCGGCGACACGAGACAGTATGACTCCAAAGGTAAGGGCCGAGTGTTATTTAGGGGGTATTTGTCTAAAATAAACAAGATGGGTTTTAACTATGAGATATGGGAGACACCTGAAAAGTTTTGGAGCCGAGTCCAAGAACGAAAAGATTACATCACCAAGTACACACTCGATCCTGTTAGCCGAGCCAAATATATATGGAGCCGAACCAAAGATTCAGCAAGGCGCAGAAAGATTGGTTTTTATATCACAACTGACGACGTGATACCGGCGCTAGAGCAAGGCGTCTGTCAAATGACCGGCCTGTTGTTTTGTTTAGATAAACCCAACAACGGCGCCAGCACCCACCCATACGCACCGTCAATTGATAGAATAGACAGCAACAAGGACTACACCAAGGACAACATTCGTATCGTGCTGTGGGCCGTTAACGCCGCAACAAATCAATTTACTGACAAGGAGATGTTGCCAATACTAAAAGCGATGGTAAAGGCAATTGAAAAGAATGCTAAACAGGAATCAGCTGCACCCATACCAACAGGATCTAATCAACAGGGCGAGGTCTATCCCGAACTTGGGCCTATTCTTACCACCTGGCTTAGGGAAGACCACTACAACACTCACAATCATAGCGGAGCAGATGCAGGGCAAGACGCTGATCATTGCCCCCAAGAGAGTAGCGGAGACGGTATGGGACGCCGAGGTCAAGAAGTGGAGCCATCTACGGCACCTACGTGTATCGAAGATCATGGGATCGCCGAGCCAGAGATTGTCCGCCTTGAATTCGGACGCAGATATTTATCTGATAAACCTTGAGAACGTGGCATGGCTCTGTGGCCTCTCAGATAAGTTAGTGTTCACTAACTTAGTAATAGATGAGAGTAGTCGATTCAAGGATCCGAGCACCAAGCGCTTTAAGGCACTCAAGAAGCATTTAAAGGGCTTCTCACGGCGTTTAATCCTCACGGGTACACCTACCCCTCAGGGCATGCAAGATCTCTGGTCTCAGGTGGGTATACTGGATCTAGGAAGCCGTTTAGAGACCAGCCTGACCCGCTTTAGGGACAAGTACATGACGCCGGATCAAATGAACAGACACACCCGTGTCGTATATAGCTGGAAATTAAAACAGGGATGTGATGAGGTTATTAAAGATAAAATTTCAGATATTTGTTTTAGTCTTAAGGCTGAGGATTATCTGCAGCTACCTAGCTGTACTTCGCTTTATCACAAGATTGAGATAGACAAACCAATAAGGGCAAAATATGACGAGCTTAGAAAAGACATGGTCGTTGAGGTCAAGAAAGAAAAAATCACAGCTCCAACAGCGGCGGCACTGGCGAACAAGCTGCTCCAGTTCACATCAGGAGCGGTCTACAACGAAGAAGGAGAACCAAAAGAAGTACACCGCGCTAAACTGGAATATCTTGAGTCGATCATGGAAGAATCTTCAAGTCCCACGCTTGTCTTCTATCATTTCAAGCATTCGCTCCAACGACTACGTCTTCTGTTCCCAGAGGCGGTGGTGCTGGACGATGACAACATTGAGGCGTGGCGTCGTGGCGAGATTCGTATGCTCCTTGCCCACCCACAATCGGGGGGCATCGGGCTTAATTTACAGTGCAACGTTGGAGACACAGCACAAACGGTCTGGTTCGATCTACCATGGAGCTCAGAGAACTACATCCAGGCGAATGCTAGGATCTACCGCCAAGGGCAAGAAAAACCGGTTATTATACATCACCTAACGGTGGCCAACAGTATTGACGAGCAGGTCGTAAGGGTCTTGGACGGAAAAATAAATTTGCAAGATGCTCTGCTGGACGCCCTAAATTGCGTATTAGTGTAGCCATGAGAACAAAAACCAAACACAAGATAAACCGAGCGACCCCAAGGCTGTCTGACGAAGAGCTGGACCCCTTGGAGCAGGACGACAACGAGGGTGTCTCTACCGAGATGGTGGAGGGATACTTTCCTTGGACGCCCGAGGACGTTATTGACATCAAGCGTTTGATTCAAGAAAAGATGCCAACAAAACAGCAGTATATCTTTGATGCGTTTTTAGAGGGACTAAGCTACATTGATGTAAACGTTACTGAAAAATACTGGCGGTACCACTTTACGAAGGGTATTGAGTTTATTAAGAAAGAATTAAAGATATGAACTTTATTGTGGAGCATCGCATCAAGGGCCACTACGTCATGGAGACAATCACCGGCGTTGAGGACATTGACGTGAGTAGGTTTAAAGATTTAATTGGTATTTGGGTGTGCGAGAACATAGAAGAGACCCGCACTATGGAAAATGAATTAAAGGAGATGAGGAATGCAAGACCCAGTTAACCGCCCAACACACTACACAGCGCACCCATCGGGTGTGGAGTGTATTGAGATCACCGAGCACATGGGCTTTAATCTCGGTAACGCTTTGAAGTATATCTGGCGTTGTGATTTAAAGCAGGACGCAATTGAAGACTTGCGCAAGGCACGATGGTACCTCGACCGCGAGATTTCCAAGCGCACAAAAATTCCTGATTGCCCAACATACAGCAGCGTTTATGTAGATCCGGAGTGTGGAAAATGAACTCGTTTATTTTTGTCAGCGTGATGTGTATCGGACAGGCCTGTAGCTTTATGACAAGCATGGATACAATGACCGAAAAAGAATGTATGGAGACCAAGCGTGAGTTTTTGCACACTAAATTTAAGTCAGAGGTGACACTGGCCGTGGCGCAGTGTATGAAATTTAAAGAAAGGTATGAGCTATGATGATTGAGATTGATGATGATTTTACGGATACGATTATCCAAGGCGCCTTGGTGGAGGACTACGTTAGCCTTACCAATGACCTAAAGAAAAATAAACACATGCACGAGGATGATGTCGAGGCGTTCAAAGAAACAATAGCCGGCATTGAGATTTTAAGCCGATGGTACTTTGTTCATGGTGAGTTTGAGAAGGCAGTCAAGGCGGCAAGGAAAAAGAAATGACAGACAGATTTGATTTAGAGCAGGCCATTATGTCGGCCTGGCAAACCAGCGATGACATCAACCTATTGTTTGAACATCACGGCGACGCGCCCAGGCCAATGACAGAAGATGAAATGGGCAACGCTTTGTTAGGTATTAAGATTTTGCACGACATGCGTATGGAAAAGTTAATGGATACATACAACCGTAAATTTGAGTTGGATCAGTACTGCACCGATCCGGCTAAGTTGGCGGCAAGAGAAAATATATTTGATTTATTAAACGAAAAACCAAAAAAGAAAGGAAGTAAAAAATGAGCGAAGAAAAAGTACTAAATCAGTTAAATGATTTTAGCGTTACCTTGGAGTTTACCGTCCGTCAACTCAACGAGATCGTAAACATCCTCAACATGCCATCACAGGTACCGGCGACGGCGCTAGTTGGTCTGATTAACACAATCCAGATGCAGGCCGGCCCGCAGATTGAAAAGGCTAAGTCGGGCCTAGAGGCGGCGTTAAACGCAGACGGAGTACCCAAGGATCTGGAGGCTAGAAATTGACAGACAACTTCATTAGGCAGTTCCTAAAGCATCGCGGATTTAGCACCGACATCCAGAAGGCGGTCGATGAGAAGACCGCCAAGTTATCTGAGGCAGAGGAGATGAAACACCGTCTCCTGGCCGAGGCAATGACCAAGCAGATGGTAAACGAGATGATGCCAATGTTTCGCAAGCAGCTAGAAAAATCCCAAGAAAAGTCTGAAGAAAAGCCAATTCGCAAGATTATTATCCCCGGCGAGTAATTGGGGCGGTTTTCTTTAAAAAGGCGTATTAGTAGATATAGGACACGTCGGGAGACGCTCCTATACCCCCAACTTGGTTTAGACTGGGTTGTACATGACCCTTTGGGTTATCGTTTTTGACTGTAAATAAAGTCACAGGATGCCAGCGCGCCTGCATAGAACACTGGCACTTTACACACATCACACACAGGAGAATTAACTATGGTATCCCCATTTGAACTACGCTTTTCTATTTTTAACACTGCCAAGGATCTAATGATCAAGCAACATGAGGCTAACATCGCCGCATGGGAAGTGCTGAACAAGACATCAAAAGAGGCAGCTGATCTGGCTCCAAAGTTCCCAACGACTGAAGAGATCATCGACAAGGCTATTGAGATCAATACTTTTATCAGCGGTCAGACAACCAAAGAATTAGCCGGTATCGCTAAAAAGATGGCGGGCGTCTCAGTAATATTTTAAAGGTTTATTGGTAAATCGAGGCCACCCGATATAACGGGGAATCGTAGGGCTGGATAGGATTGATAAGCCTCAACCCAGCCCGTTATCAATTCTTTACAATCATTTAGGAAAACTTTACAATCATGGCAGCTAAACCCGGCTTGTACGCCAATATCCAAAAAAAGAGAGAACGTATCGCAACGGGATCAGGCGAAAAGATGCGTAAACCCGGTGCCAAAGGCGCTCCTACTGCAGACGCATTTGTGCAATCAGCTAAGACTGCTAAGAAAAAGAAATGAAAGATTTCAAAAAAATGCCTAAAATGAAAACAGGCGGTCGGGTAAAAAAGATGTCCGATGGTGGTAGTTTGTCTTCAATAAGTGGTTTTTCTAATCCAGTGGGCAGACCTACAGGGCAGTTTTCAGAAGCAGGAAAGCCCATATTTAGAACTTCAGAAGGTGAAAATGTATCTGAAAAATCCACTACGCTTCCATACAAAGGTAAATACATAAATACGCCAAGTATTATCAAAGGTGTACAACGCAGCGACGATGAAATTATGAACAAACTGCAAATGGGCCGCATTAAACCCACTAGTACGCATGATACCATTGAAGATGCTGTAACAGCAGCAAAAGCAAGAAGTTCTGGACTTATAAAACAAGCCAAAGGCGGCAAAGTTAAACGCGGAAACAAGAAAAAATAATGGCAACAAAGAAAAAAGCCCCATCATTAGCAATTGGTCGTGGTGAAAAGTTACCGGCATCACAAGGTGCAGGCCTAACAGCAAAAGGTCGCGCTAAGTATAATGCCGCGACCGGATCAAATTTAAAGGCGCCACAGCCTGAAGGTGGTGCACGTAAAGACTCATTCTGCGCTCGTATGAGCGGCGTAAAAGGTCCTATGAAGGACGAGAATGGCAAACCAACAAGAAAAGCAGCAGCACTAAAAAGGTGGAAATGTGGCAGCTAAGAAAAAATTTACAAAAGAAATGGCAGACGTTGTCATAGAGTTAGGTAAACAAGGCGCGTCACAAAAGGCGATGTATGCCGCCATTGGTATCAGCAAAGACACCGCAGCAAAATGGAAAAAAGATGATGAGTTCTTTGCCGAGACCATGTCCATGGCCACGACGTATGGCCAAGCATTCTGGGAGAACATGATGCTGGCCAACATAGACAACAAGGGATTTAACTCCCGTATTGCCGAAATCTGTTTGCGCGGGCAGTACCCAGATGAATATCGTGAGCGCATGGATATTAAACAAAATATCAAACAAGAGGTCGCGATTGATTTTAACAAAGAGGTATCAGAATTGATTGCCGCCCTAAAAATATAAATATTTATTTTTTCAGTTTTACATAGAAAAGGACTCCTCGGGGTCCTTTTTTGCGTATTAGTAAATGTACAGATAAACAGACTAAAAAGGCTAACATGACCGCACACGCACTCCTTAGTGCCTCAGGCTCAAAACGGTGGCTATCCTGCACACCAAGCGCTAAACTAGAGGCAACCCTACCAGAACAAAAACGCGGCTCAGGCGCCTTTGACTTTAGTCAAGAAGGCACAACGGCCCACTCACTGGCAGAGGCTAAATTAAGACACCACTTTGGACAAATTGGAATAGAGGAGTATGAAAATGAAGTTAGCACCATCAAGGCAACACCCTACTACAACGACGATTTCGAGGCTCACGTCGATAGCTACGTACTATATGTCCGTAGCCAGATCGGCGAGGGTGATACCCCGCTATTTGAACAGCGCGTGGACTTCAGTGACTGGGTACCTGACGGGTTTGGTACTGCAGACGTCGTCATACTTTCAAAGCATTCAATCAGAGTCATCGACCTCAAGTTTGGAAAAGGAATCCCCGTCCACGCGCAAGACAACCCGCAGCTCCGTCTCTACGCGCTCGGAGCGTATAGCAAATTCAAAGAAGATTTCCCCGAAATTAAAGAAGTTAGCTACACAATCCACCAGCCGAGACTCGATAGCATCTCCACAGACGGTACAACTATCGCCAAGCTCGTTGACTGGGCAAACTACTTTGTCAAACCCAAAGCCAAGAAAGCGTGGAGCGGCGCAGGCGAGTTCCTCCCCGGCGAGTGGTGTGGCTTCTGCCGCGCAAAAGCGCAGTGCCGCGCCCGGTCGGACTACAACACCGAGCTTGCCAAGCAGGATTTCAAAAACCCGCGCCTCCTTAGCGAAGAAGAAGTCAGCGAAGTCCTTGTCAAAGCCCAAAACTTAAAGACCTGGGTTAACGATGTAGAAGAGTTTGCATTAACTCGTGCGGTGATGGATAATATTGTACCTCCAGGGTTTAAGCTCTCCACCACAAAGACCCACCGTAAGATCTCAGACACGGCCTTAGCGGCCACCGTTTTGGTTGAGAGGGGTATGACCCCAGAAATTATTTGGGAGGCCCCTAAGCTCAAATCTATAGCGACACTGGAAAAGCTGGGACCGAAGGGACAGGTAGCCGCATGGCTTGGAGATTTAATTCAGCGCCCTGACGGCGAGCCAAAGTTAGTAAGAGTCAAAGAAGATGCGAAGGAGGACTTTGCATGAGTACGTGGCTAATCGCGGCGATGGGCCTAGTGTATTTTTACGTGGCCTGTGAACAGTTTTGGAAGGGCAGTACGGGGACAGGCATTATGTTTTTAGGTTACGCCATGGGCAACATAGGGTTGGTTATGGTGGCAAAATAGGAGCCTTTATGATGGTAGAGTGCTATGGTTCGGAGTTTGAGGTGCCGGACCTATTGATTGATAAGTTTTTAAAAGACTTTGATACTCTACCAGGCAGCGGATACCGAGAGGGTATCTGCCAGCTAAGAGAATCAATTGACGAAATTTTAGACATAGTAGCAGAAGAGCCGGAGGTAATTGAGGAGCCTGAGTATCTATCAGACTTTATCAAGGCGCTGGCGATGAAGCAGGCGATGGGTGAGCTAGGCATTTTGTACGACGCCTAACTTTATCACATTGTGAAATAGTAAATAGTAGATTTGCGTATTAGTAGCAGTATGGGTAGACAGACTGGCCCCAATTGAAGACCAGTCTTTATGTTAAAAAGGAAATAATCATCATGGCATCAAAATCAATCAAGACCAAGTTTGTAACTGGCAAAGTACGTTTCTCTTACGCTAACGTGTTCCAGCCTGCTGAGACACCTAACGGCGTGTTAAAGTACTCAGTTTCAATCTTGATCCCTAAGTCTGACACAGACACAGTAAACCGCTTTAAGAAGGCATTCGAGGACACCAAGACGGCCAACGCCGTAGTATGGGGTGGCTCTATTCCTAAGACACTCAAGGGTGGTCTACGTGACGGTGACGCAGAGAAGGATGACCCAGCATACGCAGGTCACTACTTCATCAACGCCAGCTCTAACGAAAAGCCAGGTATTGTTGACGCCGACTTGAACCCTATCATTGACACCAGCGAGTTCTACTCAGGTTGCTATGGTCGTGCATCAATCACATTGTATCCGTACGATACAAGTGGCTCTAAGGGCATCGCGGCAGGTTTAAACAACGTGCAGAAGTTGGAAGATGGTGAGAAGTTTGGTGGCTCTACCACAGCAGCGGCAGACTTCGCAGTATAAGTAGTTGTAGTACCCAGTAGATGGGCGGCCCGGCGTAGAAACTGCGTCGGGCTTTTTACCCTTTATCAACCAGATAATATAGAGAATAATAAATGGATCAGTATCAAGAATACATTGCCGCCAGCCGTTACGCCAGATTTCAAGATGACAAGGGTCGTCGTGAGACATGGCCAGAGACAGTAACCCGCTTTACAGATTACATCTTTAGCCGCACACCGGCCATTACTGGCAACAGTGAATTAAAAGCAGAGTTGTATAACTCTATCGTTAACCTTGAATTGATGCCGTCCATGCGTGCCATGATGACTGCAGGAAAGAGCGCCGACCGTGATAACACATGCGTATACAATTGTTCGTACCTACCTGTTGATGACGTTAAGTCGTTTGATGAGGCGATGTTTATTTTGCTCTGCGGAACGGGCGTCGGCTTTAGCGTTGAATCTAAATATATTAATCAACTGCCAGAAGTGCCAGAAAAGTTATTTAATAGCGGGGGCACGATCAACGTCCACGATTCTAAGGAGGGATGGGCCAAGTCATTGCGTCTTCTCATCGCACACCTCTACGCCGGGGAAATTCCCCAGTGGGATGTATCAACCATTAGACCTGCCGGAGCACGACTCAAAACATTTGGTGGAAGAGCCTCTGGGCCGCAACCATTAGTAGATCTATTTGAGTTTACTGTAGCAACATTTAAACACGCTAAAGGTCGTAAGCTAAATAGTTTAGAGTGCCACGACCTGATGTGTAAAATTGGTGAGGTGGTTGTGGTAGGCGGCGTGCGTCGCTCTGCAATGATCTCGTTGTCTGACCTTGATGATGAAAGAATTCGACATGCTAAAGCTGGACCCTGGTGGGACACCGCACCTCACCGTGCACTCGCCAACAATAGCGCGGTTTATAATGAGACACCTACCGTTGGAAAGTTTATGGAAGAGTGGTTGTCTCTATACAATTCACATAGTGGAGAGAGAGGGATATTCAATCGTGAGGCTGCGCGTAAAACTGTGGAGAAGTACGGGCACCGTGATCCTAACTTTGAATTCGGAACCAACCCCTGCTCAGAGATTGTTCTTAGGCCCTACCAATTTTGTAACCTTAGCGAGGTAGTAGTACGACATGATGACAATAAAGAAACGCTTTTACGTAAAGTACGTCTGGCTTCAATACTGGGTACTATCCAAAGTACATTCACTAAGTTCCCTTATCTCCGTAAAGTCTGGCAGCGCAATACGGAAGAAGAGCGATTACTTGGTGTATCACTCACCGGAATCTACGACAACAAACTCTTGTGTACACAAGGAGAGGAATTAAATGTTTTATTGGACGAACTTAGAGAATGCGCTCGAGCAACAAATACAGAATGGGCAGCAGCTCTCGGAATCCCTGTCAGCGCTTCTATCACATGCGTCAAGCCAAGTGGAACAGTATCCCAGCTCGTTGATTCGGCGAGTGGCATCCACCCTCGCCATAGTAAATACTATATCCGCAGAGTGCGAGGAGATAAAAAAGATCCTCTCACCCAGTTCCTTGTTGGACAAGGAGTACCAGCTGAAGACTGCGTTTACAAGCCAACCCAGACTACCGTCTTCAGTTTCCCTCAGAGAGCACCTGACGGACTTGTTAGAGACGACGTCACACCAATCGCCCACCTCGAGCTCTGGCTCACCTACCAAAGGCACTGGTGCGAGCACAAGCCCTCAGTCACCATCTCCGTCGCCGAAGGAGACTGGCCAGCCGTCGGAGCCTGGACCTGGGATCACTTTGGAGAAATCAGCGGAGTTAGCTATCTCCCGTACGACGGTGGAACATATCGCCAAGCTCCGTACGAAGAGTGCACCGAAGAAGAATACAACAAGCTCAAGGCCAGCATCCCCGTCGTCGACTGGCTCCAGCTCAGAGAAAACACCGACAACGTAGAGGGCGCGCAGATGTTGGCGTGTACCGCCGGTGTCTGTGAAATCTGATCCGTGGCTATGCCCGCCGTTAAATTTGAGAAACTGGAGTCTAGCATGGACGTGGCGAGTCCATGCACCGGGGTCTGTACCCTCAATCTATTCGGAGTTTGTAAGGGCTGCCAAAGAACAAGGGAAGAGATTACGGCCTGGACACGTTTATCAAACAACGAAAAACAACAGGTAATAGATCGAATATTTAATTAACAATTTCACATGGTGGTGACTTGGGGAGCCTCGGCTCCCCTTTTTTGCGTATTAGTATGTCTGCAGATACGTCTGCTTTGCCTAAGGAGCACTTATGATTTATAGCATTGACTTTGAGACACGTAGCTTTGCCAACCTGCCAGATGTCGGACTCGACAAGTACGCAAACTGTCTATCAACAGATGTCTTGTGTATTGCGTTTGGCACAACTCCCGACAATGTAAAAGTAACAGTACCACGCCCAACAGCTAACTTGGATCTAAACGATCTACTAGCCTATGTTCGTGGTGGTGGCAAAATCCAGGCATGGAACGCCATGTTCGAGTACGCCATCTGGAACTGCGTCTGTGTGCCTAAGTACGGCTGGCCTGTCTTAAAACTGGAGCAGGTGATTGACTCCATGGCTATCGCCGCGGCTAACAACGTCCCACAGAGCCTGGATGAGGCCGGTAACTTTATGGATTCTGAGCACAAGAAAGACGCCGTAGGTAAGCGCCTGATTCAAAAGCTATCCAGGCCCACCAGCAAGGGCGTCTTTAATAATGACCCTGAGCTGATGCGGGAGCTGTTTGATTATTGCGCACAGGACGTACGCACAGAGATGTCGATTGTGGCCAATTTAAGGCCCCTTAGCGACCTCGAGCAGCAGGTCTGGGAGCTCACCCAGCGGATCAACCTAAGAGGCGTCCCAGTGGCCCCAGAAGAGCTCAGGAGCGCCGTTAAGGCCGTCGATGAGGCCCAGGCCCTACTGGACAACGAACTGCTCTTCCTGACCGGTTGTAGGCCCTCAGAGAGGGCTAAATTACTGGCCTGGTTAAATGAGAAGGGCGCCGGTCTAAAAGATTTGACCGCCGAGACCGTCTCAGCTAAGTTAGTGGACACTAACTTAGATAGAGATATTAGGCGTGCGTTGGAGTTAAGACAGGAGGGAAGCCAGACTAGCGTGGCTAAGTACGCTAAGATGATGGAGATACAACGTGAGGGACGGATTCGTAACACTCTTGTTTACCATGGCGCAAGTACCGGTCGTTGGGCCAGCCGTGGTGGTCTTAATTTACAAAATATTGCACGTCCTACCATTGAGGATGCTGAAATTGAAATTGCAATTCCGATTGTGTTTGATCAAGGCAAAGGTGGAATGGATCAACTGTCGTCTTTGGTTCGTTCGGCAATCAAGGCACCAGAGGGAAAGACTTTTGTCGATGTGGACTTTAGCTCAATTGAAAACCGAGTTGGCGTCTACTTGGCTGGGCAAAAAGATAAGGTGGAATTGTTCCGGAAAGGATTAGATGAGTATAAGGTCTTCGCTGCAGAGAGCTTGTATAGAATCAGCTATGATGAGGTCACGAAGGAACAACGCCAGATTAGCAAGTCTGCGGTCCTTGGTGCGATGTTTGGCCAAGGTGCCAAAGGGTTGGTTAAGTATGCTGAGGGGATGGGCGTCACGCTATCAGAAGGACAGGCAAAGAACGCAGTAGATAATTATCGCACCTCCTATGCGCGGGTAAAGGAGCTATGGGCGAAGTGCGAGGGCGCTGCGATTCAGGCAGTAGAGAATCCCGGCAACCCGTTTCGCGCCGGTGATAGACTGGTTTTAAAGGTTGCCAAGAATGCTCTGTGGATGCAACTACCATCAGGCAGACTCATCTGCTGGCAGCGGCCACAGCTCGAGCTGCTCACCACTCCTTGGGGCAGTCAAAAGCTCGGCGTTACCGTCCACAGCCAGAACACTTACACCCGGCAGTGGGGCAGAAACGCCTTGATTGGTAGCTCTCTCTTTCAGTCCGCCGTACAGGGCACCGCAAGAGATTGTCTTGCCGTGGCTATGCTTAACCTTGAGAAAGCCGGTTACGAGGTGATCAACAGTATCCATGATGAGGTGCTACTCCTAGTAGAAGAACAAAGCGGGGAGTCCGCATTGGCCGACGTTACCAAGATTATGGTACAGCCACCAACGTGGGCTCCTGACTTTCCTCTTGCAGCGGAGGGCTGGCACGGCAAGCGTTACCGTAAGTAATTACTCTGTAATTTTTTTAACTTCAGTCGGGTTAAACAGGATGCCTGCATCATCAGTATGGTATCCTGTGTAGCCCGCTTTTTTAATTGCGCGCTCTACTTCGTTAAGCATTTTAGGCTGATCAACAATTTCTTTACCCTGCTTAGCAAAGTATTGGTCCTTGGCCAGCTCCTTGGCCAACTTATAAAATCCAGCGGGGTCCTCATGCAGAGGATAGCTTAGCTCGGATACCCCGCTGTATTTGTGTGAGCCAAGTCCTTGCTCTGGGCGAACATCTGGCCTGTCAGTATAAAAGTACGAACGTGGGCGAATGTCTGGCGCGTCTTGTAGCCGCACACCCTCGGCGCCCCTAATACCTGTGCCGTACATGGCGGGCTCTAGACGTGAGATATTAGATGATTTGGAGAAGTGTACAAACGGCACAGACTTGGCGTGCTGCAGCGCCTGTTTGATAATCTCACCACCGGCGGAGTATCCCTTGTAGTTAATATCAACCTGCTCCGATGGCAAGATCAAACCCTTTTGTGGGGCGTATTGCCATTGCTGACCAAGTTGTTGTAGCTCCTCTGGTGAGGCTCCTTTGGCGCGGGCCTCGTTCATCTTTTTAATGAGCTCGTCATTTATTCCAGAGTAATTAACAAAAGAGTTTTGACCTCGGGTCTCTGTTGCGGCGGCAAGCCTGGCCAGTGGTGAGTACATTTGTGAGTGCGCACCGTAGGCCAACTCTTCACCCTTAGGACCAAACGATGCCCCGCTGGTGCCATGACCAAAATAATCATGTACGGCCCTAAACTGTTCGTTAGATTCTTGTGGTACAAACGGATGTGGATCACCACCCTGGAAGACGGTAAGGTGTTTATTTTGTCCGGCGTCTTTTAACATCTCGGCTGAGCTTTTGTATCCCTTAGATCCGGTTGGATCAAAGTCTAGCTTGATGCCTGCGCCGGTCATAACATCGTACTGATCTTTTGTTTCTTTTACCATCTGTTGATACGCCGCCTGTGTAAGCTCATCGTAATTTGTGGCGCCAGATTTTCTAATTAAGTCAGGATGCTTGGTGATGTAATCTTTGAATATTTTAGCTTTAACTGCGGGGTCAACATTTTCAGATGACAGCATTTGGAATGCCCTTGCCACCGGCACCTGCTTTGCCGCAGAACCAACCGGCATGTTTTGAACAGCGTTTATATCAAATTTAGGTGCAATTTTTTTGGCAAGGTCTAACGCCAAACCAATTTTACCACCAACTTGAAAGTGTCCAATAGAGCCACCGTCAGCTTTACCTGGCAGTGGTGTAAAGCGTGGCAGGTCTGCCATACCAGCGGCCTCGTTAATAGCCTGCACCTCTTCGTTAGTCAAAATTCTATTGACCTTCATGTTGCCACCAATAAGCCAGTTGCCCTCCATATTGGGACTGGTCTTATATCGGTAATGACCACCCTCTGGAACTTGATCGGTAATATGGGCGGTGCGGGGAATAACTTTACCAGCCTTATTTGTTTGGGCACGTTGATTGGCAATTGTCTGCCAGTCAACATCGTTAGGCATCTCAACCTCGGCCCAAACCTCATCAGGTCTACGGTAGTCTGGCGCCTTTAATGTAGGATCAGACTTACCACCAATGTGTGTCGCGATAGGTAAATCACCTGCGTGCCAACCTGGACGGTATGCCAACTCACCTAGCTTTGATTTTACCTTACCAGAGGCCGCTACAGGCCCCACCTCGGCGTTAACCCACTCGTTCATGGGTACGGGCTTATTGGCGTTAACAAACAGCGGATAGAGCGTCTCTGGATCGTTTGGCTTGGTTCTAAATAACTTATATGCCTTAACAACCGCCTCAGGAACTTTACCGCCCGGTGCCATGTGGATTAAACCACCCTCGGCCTTCATAAAGTCGGGGCTCATTGCCTCGTCTGGGTTGTAGTCTGCAAACTTACCACGGATGTTTTGTGGTTGAAACACACCCACGTTAGGAACACCACCCTCCATTACATGGAAGGTGTCATGGCCAGTATCTTGCAAGTGACGCATAAAGTCTGCGTTTTCTACTGCGGTCCAGTCACCACGTTTTAAATTCTTTTCAAGGTTAACACGCTTTGGATATTTTTGAATAAAATCAGAAATAAGTTGCTGACCCTCTGGTGTGTTTGGGTTCCAGTGTTGACCTAAGTTAATACTCACTGGGTACATTGTAGAACCAGATTTAATTTTGCCATTGTTGTTCATAGACAAAAATGATTCAGAAAATTCAGGATCCCTGGTTGCAAATGTAGCCTGTGGCGTAATATACATCGGATCCTTAGATGACTTGGTAGGATCAAACTCTTTAATGTTATTAGCTGGGCTGCTATGATAAAAGCCTGTGGTAAACTGCTCCTTGTATCCTTTAGCACGATCAAGGAATGCCTTCATCTCTGCCAGGGTGGGCACAGTCGGTAGTTTTCTTGGCATACTACTACTCTTCGTTTTCTGGTAATTGTGTAAGACCACCCAATCCGGCAACGCTATACATTGGCTTATCGGCACGGATAAAACCTTTTAATACATCTTTTTGAGAATCGCCTGTAATTTTACTTGTGCGTGCAAGCATCTCGTTGATCTCTTGCATCATGGCCTTACCTGGGTAGTCTTTCAGACCGGCCCAAGTAACGTCTTGGAAGTTAATTGGATCAACACCATACTCTTTAGCTAACTTGTTTAGCTCTTTTTCGTACAGACCATAGGCAATATCTTCGGGCGCAGTCTTACCGTATGAGCTCATCATCTGCTCATCTAGTGTAGGACGATCTTTGTGACCTAAGAAATCTGCCGAGAAGTTATAACGTTTTGGTGTATCCACAGTCAGCGTACCAGCCTGATGCAGCTTACGGGCCTGGGCCAAATTACTATCTAAGTAACGACCACCAATCGGGAACGGTACCTCAAAAGTATTTTCAGGAACAGTCAAACCTTTTTGCTTCATAAAGTTTGCGTATGCCGCGGTCATTAAATTTGATGTTGGATTAGAGCCGCCGGTGGTTGCGCCCATAGGATCAGCAAAGCGAGCCTTAAATTGTTTGATGCCCTCATCTGGGCCTAACTCTCTAACAAACTCATCATGCAATTGACCCATCGCGTACCAATCTTTTGCGTCTGGGCTTTGATTACCCTTTTCAAATCCCTCACGCCACTTTTGTAGCGCGGCTGGGTTTTGTGACTCGGCAATATATTTTTCCATTGACTTAGAAGTCTTTGGCAAGGCCAACTCACTTGTTCTGTCCGGCAAAGGATACAGGCTTGAATCTACATAGTGACGTTTGTTTATATCAAAGAAAGGCTCATAGTCACCTTTATTAATTTGTGCCTGTGCCGCTTTTCTAGCTTTTTGTACAGCCTCAGCCTCAGGTGAATTTACTTTTTGTGCAAAGAACTTTTGCTTTTCATCATCAAATGCCAATTTTGGATGCAGTGTCTGCGGGTAGTCTTGTGCAATCTTTGCGGGGTCATATCCATACTTTTCCCACAACTTTAATACTTTACCTCCAGGGGCAAAGCCACGTATTTTAGCTTGGTACTGCTCTAAAAATTTAGGGGCATTGGCACCAACTTTATTACGCATAAATTGCTCATGCTCATACTGGCGTTGTGCTTTTTCCATAGCCGCTTTTTCTGCAGATTTTCTAGCATGCCATTCATCTGCTGTAGATCCAGCGCCGGCCTCACCAGGGGCCATCATGCTCATTGCCGCCGTCAATGGATTTAGTGGGGCCATCGCCAACGCCAAACCAGCGGCGTCTTCAATAGCCGGGGCATAGGCGCCCTTGGCGACGTTCTTTGCAATGCCCGCGCCTGTGGGGGCAATAAACGGGGCATTAATTGCCGTCTGTGTTAGCGCGTTAGTTAATGATCCACCACCAGCCATACCAACCAAACCACCCTGAGCTTTTTGTTCAGGGGGCATTAATTCATTCATACCCTGGTACATTCTAGTCGTACCAGAGCCTAGACCAAGTAACGCACCTAGCGCCTTACCCTTAGGGGTTCTTGCAAGTCCATGTAAAATATTTCCACTGGCAATCCCGACATCAGAGGCCGCGGTGCCATAGTTACCCTGCGCTACTTGTTGTGGTACATCGGCCAACGCCGCACCGGTTAGCGCGCCACGTGTGCCGCCCTTAACGATGTCCATCGGACGCGTCGGTTGATGATCAGCAACAAAACCCTCTAAAAGATTTTTGCCTGTCTGGGCAGTTCTTTGTGCCGTTGTCGGTGTTGGGGCGACTGGTGTCTTGGCGCCTAGCTCAGGCCCCATCATAATACCACCAGGGGAGATAGTGCCGCCGGCCAAAGGACCATTGCGCCCGACAGTCTCGGCCATGCGCTGACCAACGTCAAGGCTTGACTTGTTCATCTGTGCGCCAGGGACATCAACGCCGGTTAGTGCCTTAGTCCAGTCCTGACCACCAAATGTATCTGGGGCTGGACCGGCAGATACCGGAGCGGCCTTAGGCTTGCTCGGGGTAATGACGTCATGTACAGCGCCGCGTATTGGGTTAGTTACGGCGCCGATGGTTGCACCAACAGCCGCAGCAGCCGCCGGGCTCTTCCAACCAGTTTGGTTAGTTGTAGATTCTTGCTCAGCTTTTTTAAGCTCGCCTACCCTTGTCTCTAACTCAAACACACGTTGGGCCAAGGCCTGTGCAGCCTCTTTGTTGCCGGACTCATGTGCGTTCTTAAACGCCTCTTTGGCGTCAGCCAGCTGGTCTTCTAAAAAGCCATCCATTATACAGTACCCTTAGGTTTAAGATATTGTTTTAAATACTCGTCTGTCTTGTCTACGCCCTTAGGGGCGCCGGCGCCTGTGAGTCCCATCTTGGCGGCCATTTTATTTGTCTTGTCAATATAATTATTTTCCAAGTTTTTGTAGGTGTCAGTCTCTTTAAATTTAGTAAACGACTGATTTGGATTTTTCTGTTCCCAAGTCTGTAGCGCGTCACCAACCTGTTTATCAAAGTCGTTACGTGTCTTATTCCAGCGCACGAAGTCTTTTAATACCTCAGGTGAGTTGGCGGTGCTTCCGGTTACCTTAGCAACAATCGCACGCTCGTTATCAGACACCGCGCCTTGACCTTTGAGGTCACGCTTGGCAATGTTTAACTGCATCTGGGCAAAGTCACGTGCCAGTTTTTGTGCGGCGTCAATAGTCTTCTGATCACCACCACCGACACGAATAGCCTCGTCTAAGTCTTTAAACGACACGGCACCAAAGTTACCGGCCTGAATACCGTTTTGTAGAATCTTACCAAACATAGAGATAACACCAGGCTTGGCAAACACACCAACCGCCTTAACACCCTCTGGTGTATTGAGCGTAGACTCAATACGGTTAAGTGCGTTACCTGTCTCGATAGACTGCTCACGGGCAGACAGTATGTCGCCCCTCTTAGCCTCGCCTTCTTTAACACGCGACTCAGTAATTGCCGTCTGTTCTTTTTGTTGTCTTTCGTACTCAGCGCGTGTTGATGGAGCTGCTGCGGTTGTAGTTGTTGGGGCGGCCTCGGCCTGTGCGGTGGCCATCTCAACCGGCGGCAGGTTCATACGCTTACGAATATCGTTTACATAAGATCCGATGGTCTTACCACTTGCATCGGCACGACCTACATTGATGGTGCCGTCCGCGTTAATGGCACCAGGGCCACCAAAGTATTCAGCGGCGACCTTGTTAATATCTTGACCATGCTTTTTATGCAGGTCATTTAAAATCAAAATGCCCGATGCGTATGCCTGACCTGGATCGTTGAGGTCATAATCTTTAGGAATGATTCCCTTGGACTTATATGTATCAAAGGTATCCTTGGTGACCTGCATAGGTCCCTGTGCACCCTGAACACCCGGCTTGCTTGTGTCTATTTTACCGGAGGAGCTCTCTTGTGCATAGAAGGGCGTTGGTAGCCCCTCTAGTGGAACATCAGTCTTTGGCATTGCTACTTTTGCAGGAGCGGCACCAAGAACCTGAGCCGCAGGAACTGGTTGGCCATTTACAATAGCCTTTAGGTTAGGATCTTTGCTTAAATATTTCTCAGCCATGGCCTTAGTCATTTGCTGAGGGGCGCCGTTGACATAGATGTCAACCACATCAGCCATACCAGGAGCATTTTGTTTCTTAATTCCCTCGTTGGTAATTGTCTTTAGAAAGTCTTGACGGGCCGCTAGTTTTTCAGCAGAGGTACCAAAGGTCGCCTCTCTGTCTAGTTGTGACTGAGGAATTAAAACACCAGTCGGGTCCATTGCGCCGCCTGCGCCGCCAACACCACCCGCACCACCTGGGGTCATTGATGCGTAACGTTTAGCTTGGTCAGCGGCCTGTGCCTGAGCGGCACGATAGCCGGCCATCTGAGTACGATAGTCCATCGTCTCTTTTTCTTGTAGCCCTCTTTCACGATCACGGGTGACCATAGCAGACGGCCCATAGGTCGTGGCGTAGGCGTCCTTAAGACCACCCATAAGTTTACTTAACGGGCTCTCACGCTCTTCAATAATGCGCTGCATGTTAGCTAAAATAGATTCTGTCTGAGTAGGATCTAGGGCGATATTGCCCTGTAGACTTAGTCCACCTTTTGTTTGTGGCGCCTTTACCGATACTGTGCCGGCGTCGGTGGTTGTGCCACCCTCATCAAAGCCTTTAATGCTGTCTAAGCCTGCCATATTTTTACCTTATTATTCCGTTGCTGTCCAGTCGGTATTGTCAATTGACGATGTATCACCACCACTTAAATTATAATTGGGGTCACCGGCCGGAATGATGTTTTGATTTTGCAAATCTTGGGCAACCGTGGTTGGGTTACCTTGAGCATCATAGTATTGACGACTACCATCTGCACCAATAATAGTTTGACTACCATCTGAATTAATTTGCAAAGAACCTCCACCTTGAAGCTGGTAAGTTCCAGCGGGGTTTCCACTGCTTCCGCCACCAATAGTTGCTGTGCCTCCCTTAACTAAACCAGAGAGATTTAGCGAGTCGAGCAATTGTTTTCCAGACTGAGTAGCGTACAGCGCAGATAGACCACCCTGAACAGCGCCACCCAAAGCGGTCGCCTGACCCAATGGAGATAATTGTTTTTGGCTTGTGACTGTGGTAGGGGCCTGGATAGTACCAAGCAATGAGGCCAGGTTACCAATATTTTGGTATGGAGCATTTTGTTGTGCTGTACCAACGTTCATCGCGGCGCTAATACCTTGCTGGCCTACGTTGCCTAAGTTAGCAGCGGCGGTAGAGCCAGTCTGTTGGTTAGTCAACGCGGCCTGTAGTTGTTGTGCGTTAAGGTTAGTAAACGCATCGGCCTTGGCCTTGTCTACCGCAGTCTGACCACGCAGGCTGCCAAAGTTACCGGAGGCAATGTTGGCGCCCTCTACGGGGGCCGTGTAGTTAGGCATCAATTGATTTAACTGTTGCTGCTGGGCCTTGAACAAACCACCCATGGCGGTGCTGGTGTCTGGAGTTACGTTACCAGAGGCATCAGTGATCCATGGATTAGCGGCGCCAGATGAGATCTGTTGTAGAGTTCCTTGGGCCTGTGTAAACGGATTAGACGGGCCTTGTAAAGTATTTACCGCCTGTTGCCCAGTAGTTTGACTAAACTGTGGCGCAGAAGTAAAGGCCTGCTGTCCCTGGTTTACAATGTTCTGCTGCGCGGTATCGTACCACGACGGCAGCGTTGTTGTTGTTTGTTGTGAATCGGATAATAAATTATTTAATCCAGCCATGATTAGCCTACCTTACGTTTTGCGTCTAATAAATATGCGAGGGGGCCCTTGCTTTCGGGCGGTAATTTTTTGGGGTCGTGATCTTGTGCATGTGTGCGGATCGAAGACAGAAAGCCGTCTAGTACCTTAGCGCCTGCGTTGTTGCTGCCGTTGCCTAGCTTAGATACCACATCTGCGGGAATAACAAACTCACCATCGGCAAGCATCGCCGGTACGCTATCGCTAGTGCCATCGCCTTCGCCTTGCACGTAGGTGTTTTCCATAGAGTTCAGGCCACCAACACTATAAAACTGTGGGTTGTGTTCTTCTACATCACCACCATCAGCGTAACGCTTTGGCTCGTATCCTGGAAATTGAGCGCCCTGAAAATGAGGAACATTGCCCAGCTGACGACCTCTCCAAGTTTTACCTGACAACATTGGTATCTCATACGGATTTTCAACAGAGTCACCAGCGGCGTAGCCCTGGATTAAACCACCCTGAGCGGCATTTAAAATTTGTTGTGTGTAGTCTGTTGGGTTTTGAGTTGGAACCTGAGTCAGCGCCGATATAAACTTAGGCTGATTTGCCAATGAGAACGGTGTGCCTTTTACCAGACCCGCTTTGAGGTCCTCGATGGTGTTGGCGGTGTTAGTCGAGCCACCGGTTGCGGCGTTTAGGATTTGACCAGAATAGTCGTATGGTTGTGTTTGTGGCACTGGGGTTACCTGCTCTGAAAATGTGGGTTCATTGGCAAACTTAAATGCTGATCCTTTGGTTAATCCTGGTGTTAAATCTTTAATATCAGTGGCACCAAAAATGGAAGGAATTGTTCCAGTGATTGGTGTGTTTGTTGTTGACGTTGTTTGTTTAATAGTACCCGGCAACTGTGTAACTTTTTTAATGTTACCACTAACAGTTGTGCCTGGGCCACCGGTTACAGTTCCTGTACCACTACCACCTCCGGCTCCTGTACCACCGCCGCCGGTTCCGTCGCCTGTACCACCAGCCCCAGTACCTGGACCCGCTGTTGTGCTGGTGCCAGTTCCTGTACCTGGTGTATTTAAAAAGTTAGTGCCTTGTAGTGCATCTAAAGAATACGTTGGGGATGTGCCGCCATTACCCTTTAAGCCGCTTGTGTAATCCTGCCACAATTTATCTAATTGAGTTTGATTAGGATTAATTGCTACATTCGCCGCTTCTTTAGCCGCTACGGCTTTATCTGCGGCCGCCACTTCAGCGTCTTGTTGTGCAATCTCTTCTGGAGTTAACGCAGGAGTGGTTGTATCTTTTTTAACTAATGGATTTGTTAGACCAACATCAGTAATAGTATCTGGAACTTGAGTAACTGTTACAGTTTGTGCAGTTGGATAATACTGTGGTAAATCCTTAGCGCCAGCTGTTGCAATATATTTATCAATTTCTTCTGGTGTAATATTTGTACCAGTTGATTGTGCAAATTGCTGAACAATCTGTTTAAATCCGTCATCAACTAATTGAGCATTCTTTTGTGCGTCTGTTTTTTCAGCTGGTGTTGTTGTGTTGTCATTTTTAATTGCGTCTTTGACTGTGTTAATACCTGGCTGAATTAAATTTTGTGATACCATGTTACCAATAATTTGACCCATGCTATTAGTAATAGCCTGCTGTGGATCCTTATTGTTCAACGCAGCTGTTGTGCCAACACGTGCAATGGTAGAGACAGAGCCAGCAACCTTGCTCATCAAATCAGAATCAAGGTTTCTCATTATGTTACCGGTGTAGTTGCCTACTGCAGTAGATGCTAAGTTATTAGCAATAATTGTAGCAATGTCGCCCTTACCGGCGGCAGCGGCAGACACACCAGAAGATACAGAGTTGGTAATTAAGTTAGCAATTTGGGCTTGTGTCTGACCTGTTGCATCCGCAATAGTTTTAATGGTATCTGCACCAACTAAACCATTTGCAATGTCTATTGAGTTGGCGCCGATAGCGCCACCAATGGCCCCCATCAAGGCCGCCTTACCAACGTCACCACCACTGATACCGGCCATCAAGGCCGATGTAGCAGATCCAATTAATGCAGTTCCTAGTGTCGTAGCACCAGTTGCTGTAGCAGATCCTAAAATGGCGCCACCCAATGAGCTTGCCATTGGTGCCAGTGTGCCGGCGCTTAAAGCTGAGGCAGCAATTAGACCTAGTGTAGTCCAACCACCGGGGACTGTGGTACTTACGCCCTTATCAAAGTTAGCCAGGTTGCCACTTACCCAACCTAGAGGACCCGGCCCACCACCTTGAGGACCTGGATCATATACCTTTGGTATACCAGAATCACTTTGGGCAACCTTGCCAACACTTGGATCCCACTGTAGTGTGGGTGTCTCAACCTTAACCAACTGACCATTAAACATGGTATAGCCGGGATTGTCCGCGTAGGCCATAGAACCCGCCTGCTGCTTATAATTGCTCACAGGAGGCGTTATATGGTCAATAGAGCCGTCTTTATTAACCAAGGCCGTAGAGCCATCAGAAAAATAATAAACGGCCTGTGTGCCCTGTGCGTTAGCCATCTTGGTTCCAATAACCTTACCGTTTGGTGTAAACGAATTGGTTGTGGCGTCGTTAACTGTCTTGGCAACATCAGTTGGAACCGAGGATCCACTGTTTAATGCGTTTGCTACTTGATTGGCGTCTACCTTGTAGGCACCAAAAATATTATCGTTTAGGTTGCCTTCTGCGGCGGCCTTTAAAATAGCTGGGTTAGTAATGCCAGCCTTAACTAATTGGGTTGGTGTGACACCACTCCAGTCACCTGATCTGGTATCAATTGAGTGTGACTCCGGCTTTCCGTAGCTCTCGGCTAAAGATTGAGCCATTTGTTTTTCTTGTGCCGCGGGTATCTTGTTGGAGCCGGCCTCTGGCGAGCTCGCAAACGATTGAGCTAATTGCTGTGGGGTAATAGAGCCATTAGCTAAAGCGTTTAGGTTGTCTTGTAGTCCTTGCGCGTCAGGCGCACGACCCAAAACGGCCTGGTAGAGGGCCGTTACATAATCTTTGTTTGCCTGATTTGTAGAGGCCTGTTGTACAAAAGTCCCCGGATCAGAGGAGGCCTGTTGTACTACGTTTTGAATCTGTTCCTGGCTTGGGCCTTGACCACTAGCGATATGGTTTTGAGCCTCTTGGCTATTTGCCATGGACTGCGTCAATTGGCTAATTGGCACACCGCTGTTGATGGCGTCTACAAAGGCCTGATAGCCTCCTGCATCAGGCGCGCGGCCAAGGATAGCCTCGTACATCTGAGTGACAACGGCACCAGCGTCAATGGACGGCTCCGGGTCTTGTGACCAATTACCGTTATCATCATACGGCATTTAATTACTCAGAGATTGCTTTAGCTTTAGCGGCCAATGCCTCTTGAACAGCCTTTTCAAAAACTGGGTCAATCTCAACCTTTTCATGCTTGGCCAAAATTGCAGCGGCGGCGGCCTGTTCGTTGAGGTACTTCATTGTCTGTAATCCGTGCATTTTATTACTCCTAAGTTGTTATGTTCCTATATACACTAATACGCGCTTTTTGGCTTTTTTGGCCTAAATTATTGAGTTGGGCCGTTGATTATTAAGGTAAATTCATTTGCCCAGCTCTGCCAATCCGGAAAAGTTTCTGGACTTGGGACTGGGTACTTTGCAAAGTCTGGTAATCCTGCCACAGAGCTGGCGGTTAGCATCCAGTCTTCCTCTAGGTGGTATGGTATTGGATTCTCTGAGTAATAAACCAATAGGTTACCATTCCAGTCCTCCCAGCTCATATAGTCTGGGTTAAACGGAAAAAACTGAATCTGGGCCATTATGGTCTCTCGTCACCAAACTCTGCAGTAATCAGGTTACGACCCATCTCAAAGTTACCATCAATTTCGTTAGACTCAAACTGTAAACGAATCAAGCGATATTCAACACGCAAATCAATTTTACCAGTTTGTTGTGTAAAGTAATACGGTCCAGAATTCTGTTCGTTCTGACCACCGGCAAATTTACGGCCTAGGATGGTCATGCTCATGGTGCCGGCCTGCAAGAAGTTAGGCTCAACACGGCGTAGGTGCATGCGGCGGTTCACACCGACTAATGTATCACCACTTGGGCTACCAGTTAACCAGCTAATGTCGCTGGTGGTGATACTAGAATAAACTCCAAACTCGCCGTTTAGCGCAATCTTATTAACACCAAACTCATGCTGCCAAATATTATAACCACCAACAAATGGATAAACTAAGTCACCGGCAACTGGCGCCACCGCAAAGTCTTCTGTTGCTGTAATTAATGTAACGCCGGGGGTACCAATTGTTGTGTCGTAGATGTGTGTTGATACGGCCACACGGTACGCCGTATCCTCTGGATTATTAGAGAATGAAAAATAATCACCAGGGGACAGCTCGGGGGTGATGTCACCGGAGGCATAAAATTCATTTGCCGCAGGGGGTGTTAGGCTCTCAGGCGCATCAATTACAGTAACTGTAACACCATAATTGATGTCATACTCCCAGTCGGCCCAGATAGGTGTCGGGAACAACTCGGTGGTGTAACCACAAGAACGACGGGCCCCCTCTGCCTCACCGGCGTCATACCAGAGCTTATCTTTTACGTTATAGATAATGGCATCGGTGCACTCTGTGTTAGTGCCGCGAGGATAAAAGAACCAGATCTCATTGTAGCGTGGGACCTTAGTGGCCCAAACCTTTTGACGTTGCTCATAGTTAATGTTGTTAAACAACCAGTTTACGTTTTTATCGTTTGGTAGTACCCCAACGTTACCGTTATACATATAGTAACGGTCGACACCCATCCAGAAAAATACACCATCCATCTCCACAACGGAGCTAGATGACATAATAGAGATCTGGCTTGAAATAACGTCATACTTCCAATAGTCTGGCGCAGCGCCAATAAAGTTGACACGAATTAAAGAGTCAGTTGCCCAGAACAAACCAGATGGTGCTGTTGTGCCACCACGCATTACGGCGCCCTTGACAATCTTGGACGGTGACATATTAATTTGGTTGGCTAGTGAACCATTCCAGTCATAGAAATTTCTTTGGTCATACACAGCGTTGACATTGTTATTTGCAATAAAGCCATTAGAGCCATACACAAAAATAAATGGGTACAGTACGCAAACGCCTCCGTCTACCTTAATTGGTAAATAGGTTGGGTTTTGACCTTCACTATCAGATAGTCCAGTAAAAGACCAGCTGTTGGTAGAATTAGGAACAACGTTACCGACCAATACCTGAGTCGTTTGGTTGTTGTCGATGTTTGTAAGGTTTAGGCCCGGATGGGCTAAAATAGATAGAACGCCAGACTGCGGACTAAACTGGGCGTCAAACTGCCACAGGTTGCGAAATGGGCTCGCCGTAGTATCTGGCACAAACACAGGCTCATTATCCAACCAAGCGTATGTCGGTGTTTCAGTAAATGTTGGATCTAGTGTTACGGTAGTATTTGGTGAGGTGTATGATGAGGTTAACACCTCATACTGAACAGGAATAAGTTGATCTAAAATAACTTTTGCGCCCGTCGGAAAACTAGTAGTAACATCTCCAGCAATGACAATGTCTGGAGTAGAATAGGATACTAAAGTAAACCTAACGGTGCCGGGTAAAATATTAACCGGAAATGGTCCGCTGCCTGTGCCAAATGTAATGCTGGTATTAAATGCCTCTAATCCAAACGCATTACCCGCAAAGATGTAGTTAACACCACCGGATGGTTGGGCAATAATGCCACGATAGATACCACTAACGCCATTAAATAGTGTACGGTAGCCGCCCATTTTCTTGGGATCACCACGCTGAAAACGGCACCAGGTGCCGTCAGTGTATTGGTCTGCCTGAAATACTGTACCGTCACGTTTTATGCCGGCAGGAATTGCTAAGGCATAAATTTGTGCGTACTGTGAGAGGTCTTTAGAGGTACCGTCAGCCATTAGGTAAACGTTCCGCCTTCAACAATGGTTAGTGTGGCGGCCAAGCTACCGTTCACTGTAGTAAGTAGCGCCGATGTGTTGGTTGCGTCAATGTTAATTACTTCAGTGCCATGCGCGGATAGACCTAATATACTGGTACCAACTAAGTACATGCCAGTTGCGTGGTCGGTATTAAATGAATATGATGGGCTTGCGGCACTACCATTAGCGGCATAAAATATACCGGTCGATGACTGTGTTAATGAATATAAATTGGTTCCGTCACTTAACACGGTGGCAATTGCACCGTTTGTTAATACTAGAGGAGGCTGTGAGCTACCAATAATAGAAAAAGAAATATTATACGCCGTGTCACCTGTATCGTTTACCAAGACATATATCTGGGTAATCGCGGGTAGTACTACGTTTAGTGTAGTTGTTCTTGTTGTAGACTGTGATATGTATGTCTGAATAATTGGAGCAAACGATACCAAACTTAATGTATCACCAGCAATTGCATCAACGTCAAATGTCTCTGCCGTAAAGGTAATATTTGATGGTGCAGTTAATCCTACAGTTATAAAGTTACCTGTAGATACATCATACATGATAAAACCAGAATCGCCTGGGTTTACTGTAATTGTGCTGTTACCATTAATTAACGCGGGAGATACCGGTGTAATAGATAGTGAACCGCTACCAGCATTTCTAAAGCCAATAAACCAACCTGGGGATAACGATGTAATGTTTGGTAAATTTAATGTACCAAGACCGCTGTTCCATACATAGGTAGATGCACGACTTGCGTCGGTAACAGACGGTGTGCTGGTAATGTCAATAACATTTTGTGTTGTCGCCAGCTTGCCGTTAATTGCGGCCAGGCCATATCCTGCCAGTGTAGCGGCATCGGCTGCGGATGTACCGGCGCCAAAGGTTACATTCTGCCAGACACCGGCCTGAGTTGTATTATCAGAAAGATAAAAATACAGAGAAATACCGGGGTCAATTGTGACCGAGGCGCCGCCGGTGTTGTCTAGGATTGTAAAAGAATCTTCACCGAAGTTGCGGAACAAAATGTCTGCACCAACTGTCCCCTGGTCTGCGGCCGGTAAGGTAATAGATAGGCCGGTGGTGCTAGGGGTACAATCAATAATACGAGCGGCAGGAACTTGGCTACCGTTAACCGTAGAGGGCCAAAAAAGTTCTTGATTAGTACTAAATGGTAAAGCGTAGTAGGACACATCCGTTGGGGTAACGACTGTGCCTGTGAAGGGCGATGTGTAGACTGGTGTTGTCATATATTAAGGTTCCTGAACCGATACGTTTCTGTCGACACGGCGACTGTTATCTTCTTTCTTAAGCGCGGCGATCGCGTCTGTGTAGTATTGCTTCCATACAGGCAACTTGTCTAGCGCTTTTAAATAGCCTTGGGCCTGTAACAATGTACCGAATAACATTGCCTGTGGTGCAATAGCCGTCCATAAGTTTTGCTGATTTGTTTCGTCTAGCGGTTGTATTTCTGCAAAGTAAATAATCTCTACAGGGTAGTCTACGTCTGGCCTTGGTGCAAAGTTCCAGTTGTTGTAGTCGTAGTCGGCGTAGTACTTTGGTAGACCTGGGTCAGACTCAGATAGATACTGAGCTATATAGTCTTGACTACGCAATAAGATTGGCTTGCCGTTAGTCTTCATGCTAACCGTTTTACGCCAACGTGCTGGCTTGTTGAGTACCTCTTGGTTTTGTGCCAGTGAGGTCTCTACAACAATTAACTGCATGTAGGTCTTTAACTCGGCGGCGATAGATGACTCAGCCAACGCAATAAGGTTAGGGATCTGAGCCACGAAGTCGGCATCGTTACGCTCCATGTATTGCTGGACGTTAAGTACCAGTGAATTATAGGTCTGAATAACGCTCATCGTGTGTAGTAGCTAAAATTAGGTTGGAAGTAGATAGGTGACTTGTCACGCTCTTCGTTGTTGGCCTGCATGAATAACTTTTCGGCCTGGCCTTCTAGATATTGAATACGGGTGAGTTCCACACCAGGGATCTGCATAGAAATGCGGTGTGATAAAGAGGCCTGTACGGAGCTAATCCAACGATCGGGTACATAGAGCTCGTTTGTCAGTTTACCAACGTCTTCCATTTGTTTTTCAATGATTAACTGAAACACCTGGTAGTTGTTGTTTGGTACTGGCCATAGGTACATCTTTGGATCAATCTGACGATCGTACCAGTACTGCAGTGAGCGTTGGCTTGGGAATTGTTTGTTTGGTAGGTTCCAGTAGTCGTCGCGATTTAGGCGTGCGAGTGGAATGACCTGTTGAGATTGTGCGAACTGAATGGCGCGCAAGGAGAACGTGCTGCCGGCTGTACGATTTTTTAGGCGGAAGTAGTAAAACGCCTGCGTGGCGTTGATGGTAAAGTAGGCCCAGTTGCGGTCTGTTAGTGTCGTCTCGGGAAATGATTCCCATACGTCCCAGGTTATGCCGTCGTTACTAACCTCAAAGTCTAGGTTGTAGGTCGCTGTACCTGCCGGTACGTAGGCGTTAAAGCCAACATAAAATATACGTGTCGCTGTGCTATACGCCGCACCAAAATAGTTTTCGCCCAGTGTAGATGTGGCGTGTAGATTTAAGTCTGCGTTTGCCGACTGGTCAAACAACGAAATAGAGTCTGGGTTGTCTAACGGCAAAGCTCCAGAGATAGATGGGTTTACGATGTATACCCAGTTGGCCTCGCGTACGTCGATGGTTGTCGCCGGGAGTGTCACCCACTGCTCGTTGGTCTGGGCACCGATAACTTTGTTCTCTAAGAGCCAGAGGTTAACGCCTAGGTTGGATAGGTTTTGAAGATTGTAGAATAGTGCCTGCTTACCGGCATCAATGTACTCGGGCGTGATCTCTTCTGCGGTCTTGCCCGCATCACGGAACGCATAAGAAATTAACTGGTCGACGTTAACCTTTGTCTGACCAGTTGTGTTTGAATACGCCATTTATCTTCCTCTTCCTGCGGCCCGCTTTTGTACTTTGTTGGGTAGATTTTTGGAGGCGGGGCCCGCCTTGACGAACTCCTTGCCTATTTTTTTAGGGATACCGATGGTTGACTTGCCTGCAGCGGCGGCATACATCGCACCCTGTTGGGCCTTAGATTTGATTGGCATCTTAAGAACAAGTTCCGCCGGTGTTCATCTTCTTGGCCTTGCCACCCTTTTTGAATGGACGAGTAGGCTGGTTAACTGGTGCGGATGGCGCCGTTGCCATACCACCTTGATTAACAAACTCAGACTGTTGTGCTGGCCCTAAATACTTGGTCGCGTTCTTGGCGCGCTCCATCATACGACGGCGCTCCATATCATTGGCGGAGCCCATGCCTTGGCCACCAGGAAGAACGCCCTGAAGAGCCGCACGTTCAGTGTCAGAGATAATACCCTGGCCCTCTAAGGCACCACCGGCCGCCATCTTGCGAACAGACTTACCGCCGCATAGCTTAGCGGCCTTGATGTCTTTTACTTTTTTGATGTTGTCTTTGTCACCAGAATCTTTTTTGGCCTCGTATACATTGGTTACGCTGCCGCCAGTTTTGTACTTGTTTGGTCCACCCTTAGCACCTGATGGGGCATCGGCTGGCTTTATAAATTTACGTGCAGTACCAAGTTCTTTCTTGGCGCGACCACCTTTTTTTAACTTGGAGAGGTCAGTCTTTTTGCCCTCGTGGGACTGTGTGTCATGGATTTTAAATGCTTTTTTGACAACCTTCTTGTCTTGTGCGATGTCGGCAGACACCTCTTCCTTGTGCTGTTTGCGTGACTCATACTTTACCGAGCCGCCTTCTTTGAAGCACTGCATCTTGGTGTTTGATTTAAAATCTTCCATGGTGTTTCCTCGAGGTTTGTTATGTTAATGGGTGATCAGCCCTTATATCTACTAATACGTTAAATAGGGCTTTTACGCCCCTAATTGTCGGCCAAAAACAGGGCCCGCTCTGCTTGTCTTCGTTTCTTTAGTCCTGGGTTGGTCCAGTTCATAAAGGCGTTTGCTGCCTTAACCTGGTCGCCCTCGTTGAGGTGCTTGACCACATCTGAGCGGACCATACGGTCTGGGCCGATGTTATGGCACAGGCTGTGCAGGGCATCTGCCTGGGTCCTGTTGACCATGACCTTTAGGGCCGATTCTAGGGCCTCTGAGCACGTTTTAAGGTCCTGGTGTAGGAGATCTATCACCTCGGCCTCAGAAAGCTCCCTATGGAGCATATAACGATCCTGGGGGCGTATTAGGTGACCCACCCCAATCGTCCAGTTTCCTTTATGGTCTTGGTAGGCCTTGGTGCGAAATCCCTCAAATCCGGTAATTAAATCTAGGGTGGACTCTGCCACCCACTCAAACTTTTTCTCGTACTGTATCAGCCAGTTTCCAAAGGGGTCGTAGGTTATAGACCCAAACACGATGGCGGCCGCGCAGATACAAGACGTAATAATCTTGAACATAGTACCTCCTAGCTTGCGTATACTAATACGCAAACTTAGAATTTAGGCGAACGGGCGCGTTCCGGCCTTGTCGATAATCAGAGACTGTCGGCGAGGATTACCGCCAGCAGTACTAGGAACACTAATATGTGTCCAGCGGTCAAATTCTCGAATAATTTGGTCATATCCAATCTCCGATGCAATGATGGCACGAACTACCTCGTCTGGTGTCATGCCGGGTACTCGAATGTCTGCCGCGCAGCCAATACGGTGCTGTGATGTGTCCTTAGAGCCAACGGCGTCGTTGACCTGCTTTGAGCGAAATGCGCTGTTGACTATGATAGGTTTGCCACCTAGTAGGATCTTAACATCTTCCAACAATCCAGCCAGACGAATAAGGTTATTGGTCTCCGCTGGGTTTGGTGTATTGTCAAACTCACGGTGATCCGTATGTGTTAATTCTTCTAGTGTAAAGTGTACGCTAAGATTTGTCATCGTCTGATCC